CGACTGGGGAAACTCAATCTTGTTCTCCCCGGCAAGCGCCTTGCGGAATTCGTCTACAAGAAGGTTGTCGTCGCGCCAGAAATCGATCGCGTCTGAAAAGCGCGCACGAAGCTGTCCTTCGTCTGGGAGGTCGAGGGCGTAATCGAGAGAAGCCGCCATGAGCACATCCGTAGTGCCCCGCTTGTCAAGGGGCTACAGATGCAGTATGTCACATTATGTCAAGTAGCGGGAGCGACCGCCATTCGCAACTGCCGCCTCGGCACCCAATCAGGGTCTTCTGGCACATCCCACAACGACCACCACCCGGATTCCCATTGCTCGCGCCGAATCCCAAATTGTGCGTACCTGTAGCGGCGCCGCTCAGTAAGGGCGCGCTTGATCCGCTGAGGGAGTTCCATCAAGGGGGGTGCGGGAAGATGCACCGTGCTGACAATGCCCGTCCTCAACTCGCGGTCGAGTTCCCGCTGGAGCGCCCAGATTACGAGGTCAATGTGGTCGTCGGACACAGGGTCAATACCCTCGTCGATGCCAGGGTAATAGAGGTCGGGGTTCCGCCACACTTCACAGGCGTCACGGATGTCCTCGTTGATCTCGTTGCCGAGGTCCAGTAAGCAGAAGGCCAGTTCGGGGTTACGACTGCCTTTGTCCGGCTGGATGGAGTCGATCGTGGCGGGGGTAGTGGACGACAACCCGTTCCGCAGCCTCAACTTCTCGAACATTACATGGGTGGGAAGAAACTGCTCCACAGAACGCAACAGTTCCTTATAGGTCTGTTCGCGCCTGTCAGTGAGAGGCTGGTGGTCGTATTCAGGCTCAACCCACGTTGCGAACACGCCAAGGGCGTTCGGGACAATCATGCTTGAGAACACACGCAAACGACGACCAGGGGTGGCTTCGGCATCGTTGAGCGCCACCCCATTCTCAATAAACTTGCGCTCACCAAAAGGGATCACCATATTGTGGACCTTTCGCATGGTCTCTCCGTCAGGCATGGGGAAGCCGAAGAATTCGGAATACACAGCTATCTGTGCGGCGAAGTTAGGCATGATTTCTATTTAAATCACATTCTTTACAAAAAGAATTACGCCCATACTTGCCCAACTTATTAGAATAAAAATCTTCTAAATCCTTGTTGCGCTGGCACTGGGTACAGACCTTGCTTTGGGGAATCATTAAGGCTCCACGTCAGGACTCGCACCTTCCCGAACTTGCTGTGGGCAGATGCGATCGGGCGAGGTATAGGTCTCCCACAGAGGACTCGCGTCTGGATTAGTCGTAGGTGTAATAACTGGCGTGGTAACCGGCGCTTGCGTAGGCATCAGGGTATCCTTTTCCCGCGAACCCTTTTAGGTTTCGGGGTCGCGGTCTGCTCCCATTTTAGCATTGCATCGGAAATCTCTGCTTTGTCAATATCCCTTCCGTCTTCCGTAGCCATCGGCCCACCGGCTATCTCGCGCCTGGCTGAGAAGGTCTTGAGGAGCAGAGGCTTCCCTATCAGCTTACCATCGGGGGACTTCGCGTCCTGGGGGATCAAGTAATCCAAAACAAGACAGTCGCCACGAGAGAGAAGGAGGGCGGCTTCGGGTTCATTATTTTCCACGCAGAAAAGGATTGCAGCAGCGATGTCGTCGTTCAGGTCAAGGGACACAGGGGGATACGAGCGCCACTGTTCGATGTTCGCCATCTCGTGCCTGACATACATCCTGAGCAGCCATAGCTCATCGAGGGTCAGAATCACCGAAGCGGTATCGATCATGGGGCTATTCTACACCACCCTCCCCAATACGTTCGCCAAGAGATGGGATGCCATACTATTCGCCCTCATAGCTTCCTCGGCATACCTGAGCGCGTCCGCGAGATCGATGTCAACCTTCGGTTTTCCAGTTTCGGGATCTGCAATGTACGATGCAATATCGTCGAAGAACGTGTGCTCCCGCCCCGTCATGTCTTTGGCGCTTAACCCCTCAAGAAAGTAAAGGCCGGGCTTGCCGTCCTTCTGCGGCATCATCCGCTGTGAAACATGCTTAATCCCCTCCTCCACCGACCCCGGCCCCCCGTTAGTCGCGGAGACCCAGAATATCTTCCTCCACTCTTGGATCGCCACCATTTGACTCTTGTCGGCCTTCCACTGAATTTGACGCTTACTCCCCTTCTCCAGGCCCTTTTCTTCTGAGCACCAACGCATCGAAGCGAGCACCATCCACTTCTTTTGTTCTTCCGCAATACCTGGGCCTCTCGCCTTAAACATATCAACGACAATCATCTTGGGCGGGTCCTCCGTGGTCACGACCGCCACAATCCCCGCCGAGAAGTGGCTTGTAGAGTGCTCCCCCCCAAAGTCCAGTCCGCCAATGACGCGGTTATACGGTGGCAATTCTCCCTTCCACTCGTGCTCACGACGAGAAAGGTGTGAGTATATCTGGCCCGTGAATGTCCCCCAGTCGCCATCGAGGAAGCGCCGTGCAACGTCCGGGGCAAAGGTGGCGCGCAGGGACTCCTCGTACCCCTCGTGCATATGAGGGTTGTCCGACACCTTGCTCGGGATGAAGTGAACCCTTGTCTTCGCCTTCGCCATCGCCTCTTCGTCGAGCCTGCGGTCAATGAACCACTCCTTGAACCACCCAGGCCAGGGGTTGCTACAGGCAAGGAAGACATACTTCGGGACAGGAATGCGCGCAAAGCCAAGCCCTTTCCAGTAGGGGGCCGACTGGAAAGGCAAGCGCCAGCGGAGGCGCGAGAGAAGCATCTGGGCCACAGAAATCGGCTTGGCGTCCGGTATTTCCCCAGCCTCGTCGAGGAGCACGGCGCCGAAGGTACCACCCCCTATACCCGTCACGTCCTTCAATTCACGGAAGGTAATCCGGCTGGCAATCCCCTTCGGCCAACCGCTGGCCCGGATCTCCACCCAGTTCTCGTTGTCGTTCTTCTTGGAAATCAGGAGAGGGTCACAGACCTCGAAGAAGAGGGGGATCACCGTGTCTTTCAGGTCCTTGAAGTCCTTACGCCCCACGAGGATCTTGTTGCCGGGATATTGCAGGGCGAGGTCAATCGCCAGTTCAATCAGAGCCCTGGTCTTGCCCCCGCCAAAGGCGCCTCCGAATCCGATGATGCTCAAGCTCCCCGGCGCAGCCTCCGCGATGATGTCCCATATCTTTGCTTGTGTCGGCTCAGGGACAAACGGAGGAGGCCGGTCATCGGACGGCTCGGGAAAGGCAAACTCGACCTCGGCATCGACATCTGTGCGAGGGCGGCCGGGCGGCCTGCCGGTTGGCTTTACCACCCCTTAGCCTTACGCACCAATCGCATGAAGGCCAACGCATTCTCAAAACTATCGTGGCCCTGGGCTACAAGGCCAAGCCGGGGACGGTTCAGCAGGCGAACAGTGTGTACACCCTGTTCGCCCCAACTCGTTTGAAACACGATGTTCTCATATCGTCTCATCTTCGCCCCCTTCGCCGTCTACGACCTGGCAATGCTCGCAATCGCAATCCTCAGCCGCTGCTTCACCAAACCCGGCGATCATCTGCATCCCCGCGAACAGCGCCCCAAGGGTCAAGTCCTGCGGGGTAACCATCAGCCCCTGTGCCTCGGAGACCGGTTCCTCAAACACGGCCTCGGTGAAAGCGGGCGGGACAACCTGCCGCTCGCCAACCCCGGTCAACGCCTGTCGCACCAGGTACAACGCCTCATCGACGTTCCGGGCCACGAGGTTGGTCAGGGGGTTCCCAAACGCCATTGCCGCCGCTGGGTCAACAACCTGCACAATCCAGCCGTTCCCGGCTTCAACCAACGATACCTGTTTGTTCATGTCCCCTCCCAGGGAGTGGGCAGACCGGGCGGGGCGAGGAGGAAGGAGGAGGGAAGGAAGCGGGGACCCCGCCCGTACTGCCCTCAGATTCTAGCACACATCCTTTTGTCAAGCCCGTGCGCCCTGCTTCTTCCTCTCGATAGCACGTTGGCACTCCCGGCAATTGCGCCTTCCCGTCCGCTGGTAGGTATTCTCTTCGTCGAAAGGATGCCCGTGAATGCAATGTGTCTGTCGGGACTTGCTGGCCGCGATCCCTTCGCCTCGCAAGACGTTCTCCCGACACGTCACTGGCTCTAGGTGTGTCGGATAAACGCAATTCCGTATCCGGCAAAGGTGATCGAGTTGAAGTCCATCGGGGATCGGGCCGACTAACAGTTCGTAAGCGAAGCGGTGGGCCTTGACCTGCTTCCCGTCGAGCTTGAACAGCCCGTAGCCAGCGTAGCTTTTCCATGCCGTCCAGAGCCAACAGCCCTCTGTCCTATCGACCTTTGCCCAGAATCGTTCTTCTATGGTAGGATTGCTTCGCATCGTGAACTCACTTTCTTGGTGCCGTACCCCGGACGCTAACACGTCGCGGGGCCTTTCCCTTAGTATACCACGTCTCTCGCCATCCCGCAGGTAAAGATTTCTCCTTCCCCTTGACTTGTTAAACGTGATACACTAGGGGCAGTTCCAACACAGGCCACAGAACGGGCACAGCCCTGGTGGATTCCCTGAGTAGGAACCAGTCGGTCCTCGTGGACACCTCCGCAAAGAGCGGCCCTGACCCAGCCACGCAAATCGTCGTGAGGGGACAGGGACAACCGTAGTTCAAGCGGTGAGTCCCCTAAATCCGAACGGCATTCGGAAAAGGGGGTAGGGGGTTCTTTAACTTTTGATGAGGCATAGCCTCGGAGAAAATGAAGAAAGACTTATATATAAATATTCAACCTTCTTTCCCTACCCCTTACGGGCGCGGCCTTTAAGGCCGCGCGAACAGCCCTGGCGGAATTCTTCAAAAAGGTTACATATACATATATGCCCCGCTTCAACCGCTTCACCCGGTTAGCCAGGGCCAGGACTGCGCCCAAATGAAGGGGCTTCGACCATTCTACTTCGACGTGGTGTAATGGTAGCACAATTGGCTCTGAACCAATAAGTGGGGGTTCAAATCCTTCCGTCGAAACCAAGTTGCTGATCGCGCGCGCGTAAGGGCTATTTTGGGACCCTTCTTCGACATCCTCCTTCGACTAATTTCGTCGAAGCCTGACGAAGCCGAGAAGGCGGCGGCTAAAGCAGAGAAAGTAGTGGCAGCGGAAAAGGAGCATTGCAATGGATAAGCGTTACGAATGGACCCCTGAAAAAGAGTTCTACATTAAGAGGCACTTCTTGTGTTCCTGTAATTACCAGGACGCCGATCCGGGCTGCTTCGTTCATTGGCCCATCGACGAAGAAGATAGCGCGAAAACCTCGCCCCTCACTGATAAAGTAAAGCGATAAAGCGGGCGATAAAAAACTGAACCCGCGCACACGTAGGGGTGGGAATGACCTAGAGTCCCACTACTAATAGAGACGCGAAGCCGACCGACCTTTTGTTCGTTATGTCAACCGCCACGGGCCGCCCTGGTCCTTCTACACTCCATTTCTATGCTCAATTTCTACCGGCGCTTAGATTCAGATAGGCCCATATCCAGACTCGGGATACCCCTACTCTATAAAGGGTGGCGCCCTGCCCGGTTCATGCGAACAACTGACGGACGGTTGCTGTATGTCGGGCGCCAGGAGCATACATCGTTAGCCTAACGTGAACCTTTAGCACCGTGCTAACCTTTAGCTTCACGCTAGATACGCGCATACGCTAGACTGCGCCCACCGATCCCGAGTCTTTCCGCGGCCTTTCTGTCCTCCGGCCTTTCTGTCCTCCGGCCTTTCTGTCCTCCGGCCTTTCTGTCCTCCGGCCTTTCTGTCCTCCGGCCTTTCCGCGGCCATTCCGCCCATAATCCCGCACCCTTACGTAAGCGTTAGGGTTCTTGAGCCTCATTCTATGACGTGTCCCGATATTTCCATACTCGTTTGTTCTTTCTTACATAAGTCGCTATTCGTAGGCTCCGAGTGCGCGTAGAAATGGATTAGGCGCTCCGAACGGAGTCCAGAAAGCGAAGGATCCCATGGCGCAGGAATGTTGTCGCTGGTGCGATGAATGCGGACAAACACTGGTAGAAAGGCTGATCGCCTTGTGCGACGGCTACGTAGAGCTCGGCTGCTCAGTCACTGAGCAGATGGCGGCCATCCTCATTGAGGGCGAAAGCGCCGAAGATCAGAATCCCGCCGCCTTGACGGCGGCGGCCCGATGGATGGGCGAAGCGGCCCGGTTTGCGGCCGAAGTCGGAGGGGAGCAAGGGTACGCCCAACGCGAATTGTCCGAAGCGGCCGATTTGTTGGACGAAGCTTCGGAGCGTGCCGAAAGCTAACCCCCGTTCGTATCGGACCTACCGCTCGGGCATCCGGGCGGGAGTCCGGTCCTAACCGGAAAGAATGGAAGGAAACGATCATGGCACGCAAACCCCTGGAGACTGTCTATACCGGCGCCTATGGATTCCGAGATTGCGATATGCTCGGAAAGATCTGGGCTCGGACCCCCGCCTACTTCGTAAGGGCAATGTCCCGCGTTATCAATAGTGAAGCGCGCACCTATGCCAATGGCGCCGAAACGCTCTCCGAGATTCGCGATCAGATCTGGTATGTCGGCCCATTCGAGGAGGGCGTAGAGGATCTGGTAGCGGATCTGGAAGAAAAGGGACGCGAGCAGGAATTGCGCGACGATCTGGAATCGTCCACTTGGGGATACGTTTACTAGAGCGGTCCCCTACGCGCATCCCGGCCGCCAGGGTCAACCTTACGGCCGGTAGCGCGCACTGGACATAGAGCCGGTCAACGCGAAAGGATTTTCTACTGTGAACACTCCCACTATCGCCCGCGCGCTATGGATGGTGCGTGACGCCGCCCGCAATCCTTATGCATGGCCGGGCGGTTATCCGCGCTATACCGTCCTGCAAGATGGCGAATTGCTCTGCCCGAAATGCGCCCGTGAAAACTACCGTGAAATTTCGTGGGAGACTCGTCACGGTGGATCATGGGCGGCCGCCGGGGTGGAAGTCCTTTGGGAGGGCGGATACCTGGACAACGTTTGCGCCCATTGTCATATCCCGCTGGATTCCGCGTATGGCAACGTCGAATTCCCGAGCGAAGATCGCTAACCCTTTTCTACGCGGACGATCGGGCGGCTTGTCTGCCCGGCGGTCCGGTTAGAAAACCGGAAAAGGAAAGAGGAGTTAGTCAACGATGAAAACCCTGTACCAGCGTCATGCGGGCTCCATAACCGTCACGGTCCGGGCGGAACCGGACCCCATCCGGCCGGATTGGGATCTTTCCCCTGAACGCCTGGACGCTTACGAGCGGGATCAATGGGCCATGATCGGGATCGTCGCGGTCGTCACCCTGGACGGCGCCGACATTGGATCGTCCAGCCTATGGGGGATCGAAGATGATAGCGGGGATCGCTACCTTCGGAGTGAAGCGCGCCAGATCGCCGGGGAAGCAATCGCGGACGCGCGCGCATGGATCGGGCGGCGCTACCATGCCTGATAACGATCGGATCTGGTATTGCTTTACGTGTGGGACGGGCGGGCACCATTCCCCCTGTCGCGATCATACCCGGCCGGTGCGCCGTGGACCAAAGGATGCCGCCGTCGATATGCGGGCCGGGGACGGATGGATCATGCCCCTATCCGATGCTATCGCGGCGGGCCTGGTAGAGAAGCAGGAGGGCGGTCATGCCTGATCGTTACTACGTTCGGACGCTAGGTTATCTCCCGGCCGATCCGTGGATTCATTACGTAGAACTGTCGGACGGGAATATCTGGACCATCGATCAGCGATCCGGCCGCAAGTCTAATTGCGGACCGGCCGAAACTTTCGATTTCTCTCGGTGGCGCATAACTACCGGGCCAGGGATCAGGGGTTAGCCTAGTCGTCCGAGTCGCCGGGGGGATCTTCGGATTCACCCCGGCCGCGCGGAACTAGGGATCAGTGAATCCCGATCCGTGGGGGGAAGTCACCATGAAGCTATCCGCCATGATCCCGGCGCGACGGCCGGACCATATCGCGCGGTTGGACGTGCCCCGCCGCATAGAGCGCGCGGACTCTATCAGGATCGGCATGGAACTGCGCGCCGAATACGGCGCCAGGGTGAGGATCTAGACGTGAAAATCTCTCGGGTGAATCCTTACGTTGACTATCGCGGCTGGAACCTCATCCCCGGCCGGTGTGAAGCGGCCGTAATGGGATCGTGGAGGGAGCGTCAATGCTCCCGGCGAGCTACCGGGGCATACGCCGTCCGCGTTTTCGGGAGCAATCAGGCTATGCTCCTGTGCACTCAACACGCCGCCGCCGCGAATGTCGGCGAGGAAAGGATCTGAAATGACAGGCGAAATGCCCCGGATCGATCCCGTTACCGGCGAAACCCCGGACGGGGAAATCTACACCCTCCACGCCGCCATAGCGGCGGCCGTAGGCGGGACGGTTCAGCCGTTCGACGTATACCAGGGGTCGTATGTCCTCATCGGCCCGGACGTGAGGATCGGGGATTCCCCTTACGCCGTCGCTGTAAAGGGATTGGGCGTGATTCGCCTATGGATCGGTGACGATCCCAACGGCGGCGGAGGATGGGCCACTGTCTACCGCGAAGATAACGAAATGGAGTCGGCCCCCTTCTGGGCGCATGGCCCCCTTGCGGAAGCGGACGCCGTAGCGGCGGCCCTGGAGGTGCTAGGGTGAAGATCCACCCCGAGATCCGCGCGCTTATGGCGCTAGCCTCCGGCGACGGGGACGTATGGGGCTTCGCTATGTCTCATAGCTTCGCCATCTCTGAAAACCTCTACGCCTACGGGGAGGACATCCCCGCCGAATGGCAGTTCCGCGATCCGTGGCCCGCCGACTACCGGCGAGCTGAAATCGAGGATGACGACGAGAATACCGGCCGCCATTGGCCCGACTGTGAATACTCCAGCCTCTACCGGGCCGGGGAAATCACGGGCGACGATCTCCGGCACGCCGGGAACGTCCTTAGCCGCTACTGCCGCCGCCTGGTATGGGCGGGGAAGGACTACTAGCTATGACTGAGACGACCGAGTGCCCCGGCACTATGAAGCTTGTTCACTACCGCCTACAGGCCGGGGACGGGTACCCGGAGGGGATCGGGCGCTGCCCGGATTGTAAGGCGATCGTGCTAACGCTCAATCGCTTTGTAACGTATGGGGCACTCTGGCCCCACTATCCCGGAGTTGACAACTACCCCGGATCCTAACGTCGTCCACCTAGCCCGCCCCCGGCCGGGTCACGCCGGGGAATGAGGATCGCTATGACTGTCAAGAGTGACAAGGCCGCCGAAATGGCGGAAGCAATCGATACCCTGCGTGAGATCCTTCCACCAGGGGCCACCGTTTACACCGTCCTTCGGCATGTCAGCGCGTCTGGTATGACGCGGCGGATCGATCTCTACTCCATTCAGGACGGTGATATGCGTTGGCTGTCCGGCTACGCTAAGACCGCGCTCGGCTATCCCCGGACAAAGTTCGACGCGATCACCGTGGGCGGGTGGGGGATGGATATGGGATACCACCTAGTACACAACCTCTCCCGCACCCTCAACACTGGGGGGTTCGGCTGCGTCGGGGATAACTGCCCGAGCAACGATCACTCGAACGGCGACAGGGACTACACCCCGCACATGAACGGTGCCCCCAATACGTTTTCCCCCGGTTATGTCGGCCATTGGCACAGCGACGGCGGTTACGCGCTAAGGCATCGATGGATCTAACCCTCGCCCTACAGGTTGGCCTATGGGCCCCCCTGGTCATCATCGCATGGCGCGTAGCGCGCCACTAATGGAAAGGGAACGGTAGAAACATGAACAAGATCGTAAGGCTCGGCGAGGTTGGCGTAGACAGCGGTCAGCTGATGATCGTGGACCCGTGCTATCTCGGCCCGTGGGAGGCGGACAGCCCCGTTAGCGGGCCGAAGGGGGACGGGTTCACCAGGACTTACCGGCTCGCCTATTCGGACGCTTGCGCCGTCACCTGCCCGGACGGGAACGCTCGCGCTGGGCTCGGCGGCAACTTCGGGAAGCAGGACGAGGCGTTGGCGTTCTCGTCAGGCTACGGGGATGGCGTCTATCCCGTCTATGCCGAGATCAACAGGGAAGGGCGCGTCGTCTCGGTCACGGTGTATATGGACGGCCAGCGGGGATAGCTCACTAGGGGATCGGCGTAGTCCCGGCCCCGGCGGGATAACCGGGGGGAAGGAAAAGAATATGACTCTAAGTTGGAAGCAACTCAAAGGGGATCAGCGAATTGTCTACAATGCGCCGGTCTTTCAATACTTCATGGCGGGGCTCGTGCAGAACGGGGGAGCCGTGAGCCAGGACAAGACGGGGCGGATAACCCTGCGGTATAGCGACGGATCGGAGGAGTCTGCCGACTGCCCGGACTTTCAGGTGAGCGAGGCCGATAGCTTGCTCGCTATCGTTAGCCTTGTGCAGGACAGGGCGCGAGGGGGCGTATGATAGCAGGACTCTTGCAGTTCCTCCTAAGCCTTGTCGCGCAGTTCACGATCGTGGGGGTGATGGTATGGTTGGGATAGTCGCGCGGTATGGTCATCTACGGTACGACGTAGTTACGCCGCCTAAGAAGGCTCAGGATTGGCGGCGCGCCTGGGTCTGCCAATGCGGGGCGTGGGGCAGAATATCCTTGGTGGGATTCTTGTGGGAGGAGGAGGAAGCGGCAGAGGCTGCATGGCGGAGGCATGCGCAACGCTACCCCGTGCTCGTGTTCTAAGGGATCGGCGAGGTCCGGGCCGCCATCCTCAGTCAGTCATCGCCAGGGGGCGGGGTTACATCGGTAGCCTCGCCCTCTATAACGTTGCCCAGCAGGGACCGGGTGTGCCTCACGACGATCGCGCCACCATCCGGGCCTGAGATTTCGAGTCTCGGGTTACTGTACGAATCCGTGATCTTGAAGTACATGTCAAGCCCCTTTGAAGCTGCGTGGTCGTCGTAGCCCATCTCAACTACCTGTCCATCTTTAGTAAGTCCCATCTTCTTAGAGTCGATTACTCGCGCAAGCTTCGGGATCACTGCTTCCATCGTGAGGCCTGCGGCTTCCATCCGCCGCATAAGCAGCGCCCTCCACGCCTCCCCATCCCGGCCACTGAGCGGGGTGCCGCCGTGAGCGGGGGAGTAGTTGGCATCTAGGTAGGCCTGTCGAGGCCTCTTGCCCTGGACGATCCCTGCCAAGAAGGCCTCCTCGCGACTAGTCGGTTTGTCCACGCTCATTGGCTTTTCCTCGGGCATTCATGATAGAATATAGGAGCGGCACCATGTCGAGTGGCCCGCCCTTGACACCGGAGGTTTCCCGATGCGATCTCATTTTACCTGTTCTGTCCCGAATTGTGCAAGCCCGTTTTATGGAAGGAGTTTTTGTAATCGTCACTACCAGAGGTGGCGCAAGCATCCTGACCGAGACCCATCCCATGAATCAGTCCCTGCCGAAAGGTTCTGGCCCAAGGTTGAAAAAACCGAAACGTGTTGGCTGTGGACGGGGGCGCTGTTGGATAGTGGGTACGGATTCTTTTGGGTTGACAATACTCGCCAGGTTGTGGCCCATCGTTTTGCCTATGAACTTCTTGTCGGCACGATCCCCGAGGGGCTTCAACTCGATCATCTTTGCCGCGTTCGTAATTGCGTCAACCCGAAGCACCTAGAACCGGTAACTAATCGTGAAAACGCCCTTCGCAGCGAGTCCTTTTCTGGTCGTAGTGCTCGGCAAACCCACTGTGTTCACGGGCATCCTTTCGATGAGGCGAATACCTATATTTGGGTTGGCCGTCCGACCCATCGTCAATGTCGAATCTGCATGAGTTATGCGGGCCGTCGCGCATCCCGCCTCGCCATGTCCTCCGCGACAACTTGATTTATTTGCCCTAACCCCCTTGTGCATGGCCTCGCCCGTGGTACGGTGTTTATGGATCGGCTAGGAACGGCCTGCCGGTTACGAGGATAAGGAGGAAGCACATGACTGAATTGATCACCGGATACCATTTTCTCCGCGAGGACATGCGAAGCGGCCAAGGGTCCACGCATCGCAAGCCGTGGGTTGTCGGGCAGACCCGCAAGATGCGTGGGGCCATCATCCCTTGCCGGAACGGCTACCACGCCAGCCCCACTGCGTTCGACGCGCTTCAGTACTCTCCCGGCCCTGTTCTCTGCCTGGTCGAACTGAGCGGGGATGTGACTCCTCACGGCAATCCCGTGGACAAGTACGCGGGCCGTTCGCGGAAGCCACTCAAGGCCGTAGATATTTCGCGGGAACTCCGCCTGTTCGCCTGTGAGTGCGCCGAACGGGTGTTGCCGAGCTACGAAGCGGCTTACCCCAGTGACCTTCGTCCTCGGGTAGCGATTGAAACCGTCCGCCGGTTCGCAGACGGGAGCGCTACCGCGCAAGAACTGACTGCGGCGTGGGATGCGGCGTGGGCTGCGGCGAGGGATGCGGCGTGGGCTGCGGCGAGGGATGCGGAAAGCGCGTGGCAACGCGAGCGATTCAACGCTATCTGCCAGGAGGCTTTGCGATGACAGCTTCGCAAGACGCACGTTTCGGCCCCGTGGCCTACCACGAGGCCCCATATACCATCCGCGTCCAGGAAGGGCGCCAGCAGCCCTATGCCGTCTATACTAGGGAGAGTAAGGGTGACGTGCTGGATTACTTCGCCTTCACCATGCTCGAAGCGCGGCACTGGATTGCGAACAGAGGAGGTGCGGCATGAACGCAGAAGAACTGACCAAACTGGCCGACAGGTACGAAGGCGAAGCTCGCCAGTACGAGCGGGAGGATGCTCAGCACGACCCGTCAAGGCGTGAGATTGTCGAATGGCGCGCTACCGCTGCCGCCCTCCGCCTCGCCGCGACGCTGGAGGAGTTCTTCGCACTGCCTTTTTGCCCCGAGGTTGTCTTTCTCGGCAATCAGTTCCGTGCAGATTGCCGCAATGCGACCGCGTACGGCTCCACTCCCATTGAAGCCATGCGCGCTGCCATCGACGCCGCGAAGCCGAAGCCGCATGAGCACGAGTTCGGGCCGTGGTTCTACAAGGAAGCGATCGGCCAGTACGTCCGGGCTTGCGGGAACCTCTGCGTTGCCGAGTTTGCCGACCGCCTGGTGCCCGCGCATGATTGAGCATGCGTGGTATACTAAGAGAAAGGCCCCGCGACGTTTCCGCGTCCGGGGCACGACACCGAGAAAGTGAGTTCACGATGCAAAGCAATCTTACCACCGAAGAGCGATTCTGGGCAAAGGTTAACAAGACGGAAGGCTGTTGGCTGTGGACGGCGACCCTCATGCCAAATGGTTACGGGCAATTCACGGTTGGCGGGAAGAAGATCCTTGTCCACCGTTTCGCCTATGAACTGCTCTTCGGCCTGATTCCTGAAGGATTGCAACTTGACCACCTGTGCAGGGTTCGGCATTGTGTGTACCCCGCACACCTAGAGCCAGTTACTCCCCGTGAGAATGTCCTTCGGGGCGAGACGGTCGCAGCCAGCAATGCTCGAAAGACACACTGTCTTCGAGGCCACCCCTTCGACGAAGTGAACACTTGTCATTGGCAGTCACGGCCGGGTCGGCGTGATTGCCGGGAGTGCAAGCGCGACCATACTCGTGCGTATCGGGTTAGGCAGGGGGGGGGGGGGGTAAAATGAATCTCGTAATTGGCTACACTCGCTGCTCCACGCAGGAGCAGGCCGACTCTGGCCTCGGGATCGAGGCGCAAATGGCTACGATCAAGAGTGCGTGGCTTAATCGCCGGGAGGCGGCTACCGATCCTATCGGCATCACCTGGTACTCCGACCCCGGCGTGTCCGGCTCTACCCCGTGGGAGGAGCGCCCTCAGCTTTCGACCGCCATCCAGCGCCTCAACAAGGAGGGCGGCACGTTGATGGTGGCGAAGCTCGACCGCCTCAGCCGCTCCCTCCAGGACTTCGCCGACATCATGGCCCTCAGCCAGAAGCACAAGTGGTCCCTCGTGGCCCTTGATCTCGGGGTCGATACGTCCACCCCGGTCGGGGAGATGGTCGCGGGGATCATGGCGTCCATCTCACAGTTCGAGCGGAAGCTGATCGGCCAGCGGACAAAGGAAGCCTTGGCCGCCAAGAAGGAAAGGGGGGAGAAGGTGGGCCGGACGAGTACGGTGAGCGAGAAAACCCTTTGGGATCTTCAAACGTATCGAGGGAGGGGGTACACGTACGCTTATATTGCTGGGCTAATGAACGACTCCGGGGTTGAGCCACCGCAGGCTCACGGCAAGATGTGGTACGCATCTTCGGTGCGGGCGGTTCTCAAGGCGGCGCAGGAATGAGCAACATCTGTTGGGAGTGTGGCGAAGGACTCCCAACGCTCCGCACTCCTGGTTATTGGGTAAAGGACGCCGAGGCATGGGTTCGCCATCCCGACCCTCCGGCCTGTAAGGAAGGGGCGGGATGGTGGGAGCGACACGAGGATGGGTCGGCAACCTGCCTTATGTGCCTTGCCTTTGCCTAGACGTGGTAGAATGGAGCAGATACCGCTCTACCGGCATCGTCCCCTTACGGGTAGAGACGTGATGGGGCGGTGTCGGAAGGGCGGTTTTCTCATGTCCCGCGCACGCGTGGAGCGACTCGATGTGGCATGCATCCCAAACGGTATTCTGCTCATCATCGACCCGGGATACCTGCGTAAGTACCCTGAACTACTGTTCCCTGGGAAAGACGATAAGTCCAAGGATCCGCGGAAGATGCGGGCCCGGATTAGCTTTCGCATTCTCCGTCAGATCGCCCCATGGCGGCATCAGTCGCTGGTGATCCCGTACCCCTAGCTCAGAGCAGCCGTTGCTGGCTCTCAAGCGCGAGCAGGCGCGCCTGGGCAAGGGCCAAGTAATGCGGCTCTTTCTCAATGCCGATGTACTGGCGCCTATGTTTGACGGCTGCCATCGCTGTTGTGCCGGAGCCCATAAATGGATCGAGGACCGTTTCTCCCGGATCGCTGAACAAGCGAACTACTCGCTCGGCCAGTTCGATTGGGAATTTGGCTTCGTGGTCGTCGTTGGCGCGGACGCTCGGGATCTGCCAAATGCCTCGCAGTCCCCACTCCTTCCATTCCGACCCAGAGAGTTTGGACCGGTCGAGGACCTGCTGGCCGGGTTTCCAGAAGACGTACAGATCCTCGTACTCATCCACCGCTTTGAAAGTGTTGCTCGTCCAGCGCGAATTCGCCCATGCGGGATCTTTCGCCCAGATGCGATGGTCGTAGAGATAGAGGCCACAATCGTAGGCGTAGGTTTCCAAAGTTCCACCCACGAGCTTTACACGGGTCTGCGTCTCGTACTTGCCGCCCCGAATATTGTTACCGTTCAGGCGTCGGTCAATGGTTTGTTCGCTGCACTCTAGGTGAGCGGCCAACTGATAGCGGTTGTAGTGGGGAAAGTGCGCTTTTGCCACTAGCACCATGTCGCGTGTGACGGCACTCCGCTGCATAGAGATGTTCATGCCCTGAAAGCGGGGGATCGTCTCGTCCTTGAAACACTTGATATTAGCGATGTTGATGACCATAAAGCCCCCCGGTTGGAGGGCCTGGTGGTGGAGACGGATCACGTCCCGAAGCATGGCCTGCCATGACTCGTAAGTCTCGTCCTTCTCATAGGCCTTGCCCACAAAGTATGGCGGCGACCAGAAGCTGAGAGAGATGGATCCAGGCGCGAGGTCACGCATGACCAGCTCCGACCGGCCAAGGTACAGGTTGTTGGGCGCGAGCGAAGAGGTGCCTGCTTCGTCCGACGGCTCATGATGAGCACAGGGTTTTTCCAGTCGTTCCAAGGCGTTATCCACAGAGAATGTTACTCATTGTATGCAGGAGGCCCGCGCGCTGGCAAGTCAACCCCAGGCACGCAGTTGGTTCGGTGAAAGTCTTGGAGCTCCAGGCCCGTTCTATCCTGGGCCCTTGTTGGAGCGCCGGGGGTGAGTGTACAGCGCCGGAGCAGGGCGGAGAAGCCGCAGTCGCGCCGCCCGCCAAGTGACCAGGCAGCGCCTCGCGACCTTCTCTGGCGTTGGTCGGTCGAGGCGGGAGAGCCACGTGTCGGGGATGAAGAGTTGGAGCGCAAACTCCTCCGCCAGCGCGCACTCGTAGAAGTCGGCCTGGCCGTCGCGACGGAACGCTATAGTGCCACCCACCCCCACCTAGAATCGGCTGTCCTTTCTAGTTGGCACCAAACCCCTCGTCCGCCTGTGAGTATGCGAGAGGCCTGTTCGTAGGGAATTTCTATGGCCTTTGCCACCTCCCCTTGGGGTGTGACCCCATTCAGGGAGAGGAATTCTTGAATGCGCTCTGCGTATTCATCCTCAGTCCCTGAGCGATTGAAAACGATAGGCCCATCGGTTCCGTTGAATCGAACAGACATTCCCCACGGCTGAGGCCAAGGCCCATTGCTATTTTTGGTGCAAATCCAGGTGATGTTGGCCTCGTCTCCGACAGGCTTTCCTGAAAGTCGCCAATTTCTTCCGTGAGGTGCGTACTGCCAGAAGGCGTTGCCGTACAATTTGGTGTCGTCTGCTGCGGGAACTTGTCCGATGACGAGTTTGGTGGGGACATTGACTCGATCAAGGGCGGCGAAGAACTTCATTGCTGGTGCCGGGTCTAGCATGTCCCCCGAAACCGCCCATCCTGCGGAGTCAACAATCAGTAGCTCGGCCCCTGTCTCCTCGGCAGCGCGCCGGAGCCGCCTCACCTGGTCGGCCATCGGGATACCCCCACCGGGTATCCTGCGGATCGGCAAGTCCTCGATGATGGCGGGGTCGAGGCCAAGGCCCAAGAGTGCGCGGGCAATCCGCCGTTCCCAGTCTTCCTTGTTGCTCTCGTAGTCGAGAATCAGGACGGGGGAGGAGCGAGGCACCCGCCAACCGGCAAACGAGCCGCCAAGGGCCACTGAGACGGCGAGGAAGGCACTCGTCAGTGACTTCGTGCTGGCTGGGGGCGCAAAGAGGATGCTGGTCTGCCCCTCGGGCAGGATCTCCTCCACCAGGAAGGTGCGGGACGGGCGATTCTCGATGTACTCCAGCCGCTCCGTGATCTCCGGGTCGCGGACGGACTTGACGATTCGCCCCAGCCCGGTCGCAAGCAGGCGGGTCCACCCGAGTTCCTTGTTCCCGTAGTGATCGCCAAGTGCACGTACAAGCCCTTGCTTGGCCGACTCACTGAGCATGTTCAAGCGGAGGGCATAGGGTTCGTCCTCGATCCCCTCCACGCCCATGCTCACGGTCATCTCACAGGTTAGTTCGCCCTTGGCCCCGCTGAATATCTCGTCGGCATCGAATACTACTGGCCCTTCCGCCGAAGGGACGGTTACCCGGATATGGTCGTCCGCCACTCGTTCGAGCACGGGCTTGTCGGAGGAGAGCAGGTCATCGAGGACGCCACCCGCATTGAAGAAGTCCACACAGTCGGCCTTTGCGCTCTCCGCCCAGACAATGAGGCGCGTAGAGCGCGCGATGCCACGGAGATTGCGCTGGATCTCGGTTGCCCAGCGGAGGCCGGGGGCGTCGTTGTCGCGCCAGATGATTACGTCACGCCCACGGAGCGGTTCGCATTGTTCACGAGTCGGCACATCACCGGCTCCGCCTGGCCCGCAGACGGCCTGTTCGTTGCGCGCCCACATTGCCTTACAGCATTGCTCCCCTTCGACCACCCATACGCGCTTCTGCTCGGCAGCGTACTCCTTGTCATTCACTATCCACGCTCCATTCGGAAATCCCTGCCGACTGCATGAGCATTTCACAGCCACGGCAAACACCGCGCATCGTAGTGTCGCCGTTCTTCACGTAGACGTAGACGGTGGCCCCGTCCAGCGAGATGCCGTAGCGAGCAGCGGTCGCCACCAGGTTGGCCTCGGCGTGGACGGTGCGGACACAGTGCCCGCCCTCCATGACGCAGCCGAAGTCAGTGCAGTGATTCTTCCCCGGAGGGGCGCCGTTATAGCCGGTAGCGAGGACTTGGTGGTTCTTGACCGCCACAGCCCCAATGGAGGCACGAGGGCAGGATGCACGAGCAGAGACAGCACGGGCCATGTCCAAAAAATAGTCAGACCAGCAGGGGCGGGTCATATGCCAGCCTTTCCACCCCGAATAGGGGGAGATCCTTCGTTGTCATCTTGCCCTCGTAGCCTGTCCAGCCAGTCCGGCCGGGCAACCGCCACAAGAACTTCTTCATCGGCTTGCCTTCCGCCGTCACTTGCGAGCGACTGTGCCATCTTGATTTTTGGGCGATTAACTCTCCCGCCTGTGATCGGTAGTCGTACAGGTCCACCATCTCCCAGTTGTCCGTCGTCACATCCATAGGCGCAGGGGATAAAGGCGTGTGCTTCGTGGTAGGAGTCGGCATCTGGATAGACGAGGGCGATAGCGTCTTTACTGAAGTACGGCTCACTCCAATGCGGCGTGGAGGCGTCGAAGATGATGGGTTCGTCGAGGCCGCCGCCGATCCTTGGCCCCCGCCTCCACCTTTTCGTAGCGCGTAGATAACATCTTTGAAGGAACATCCTACCATACATTCCAGTACCCCTTTCTGACTGAGGCCCAGCGACCTGATTCGATCAGTATGGCTTGGGCAGTAGCTCATCACCCATGCGCCGGTCTTCTTGGGCCGGTCAAGCAGGGGGAATATCTCTTCGTAACTGGCGTTGTCGCTCATTAGAAATACCACTCCGAGCAGTCGTGTTCGGCCAATTCCTTGGGGGCAGCACGAAGGCAGGTAGGGCAAACATACATGCGGCGAAGGCGAAGGCGGTGGGCCTTGCCAGCATCGTTGTGAATCCAGTTGCACTCGGCTTCATCAAGGGGTTGCCATGTCGAGGCAATAGGGCACCAGCGGACGAGTTGCGTTGGCACGTATACCTTGCTCACTCAGGTTCCCTTTCTCATGGCCCCTCAAGGGCCGTCTCTGGGGGGGTATGTCCACACCAAGGACACCCAGCGTAGGTTGTTCCCATGTTCAACTGTCCGCGACGGAACTTTATTCTACCCGCCTTCGGGCAATTATGAAAGACGCGGAAACGGGTGAACCGCCACTCCTCGGGAGGGTCGGGGAATGATTGCTGGTCGGCTGACGTAAGATGCTTCACGGGCGCTCCCAGAGAGTGCGAAACGCCAGCGCCGCTTGCATCGGCACTACTCCGTTTCCCGTGAGGCGGAGCCGAGCGGCGCGAGAGAGGTCCATCCCGGCTCCCAGTTCATCAGCCACTCGACGAACCGGGGATTGAGGGAGCGCCGGGGCGAGGTCGGGTCGGGCGGCGAGGATTCGTCCCCAGGCGGCAGTGTCGCCGGGGCCGGGTGGGAACGGACTGCTTGGACGACAAGCAGTCCGTTCGTTGGGACGTTCTCCGAAGGGTCGCTCCCGTCCTTCCAGTCGCGAGAGGTGGGCGTCATCCACCGCGCCTGTTGATCCAGCCCCTGTTCGTCCTTCCGTTCCCCGCTGTCCGAGGCCGGTGCCTGCCAGAGTGCCGTATCTATCGCCAGGTTCGACCCGCTCTTTGGCCTGTCCTTCCATCGCTGGGCGTACTCCGGGTCGGTCGTCCTGCTCATGTTGTCGTCCGCCGTCTGTGGCGTCGCCCACATCGCCACCTTGTGGTGAAGGCTGACCGCATGGCTGCCCTTCGCTTCGGCCCGCAGGTTCGCCCCCTCCCGGTCGTTCTGTGTGTCCGGCGTCGGCCAGGTCATAGCCGTGCGAGCTAATCCCGCTGACCCTTCGTTCCCAGTTTTGCCTGACACTTTGCGTAGATTGCCACTCGGGTTCCTGTGAAATGAATCGTTCTTGGACATCACTTCGGACGCTGGCGAAGCCTCTGGCGTCGGCCACATCTTCGCCGCGCCATCCAGCGGCGTGTAGCCCGGCTGGTTGTTCGATTCCTTCCCCCTCGCGTAGCCCTGCGCGGTGGGCCAGGATGAAGAGCCGTTCCCTGCGATGGGGCGCGCCGACTTCCGCCGCGCTAAAGAGTCCTTCCGTAACGCGGAAACCCAGTTCTTCCAACTCGTCCCGTACCATTTCATAGGCGTATCGTCCGTCAGGGGTTCGGACGTTGAGGAGTCCGGGGACGTTTTCCAGAAAGACGATTGAAGGGGCGGCTTCTTCGATGACCCTGCGGACGTGGGGCCAGAGATGACGGGGGTCGTCGGTGCCGCGCTGTTTCCCGGCGACAGAGAAGGGCTGGCAGGGGAATCCGGCAGTGATGAGATCCACTTTGCCACGCCAAGGGAGGCCATCGAAGGTTCGCAAATCAGTCCAGATCGGCGCGTCATCCAGGGCACCGTCTTCAATACGCGCCGCCAAGACTTCGCAGGCAGCGGCTTCGTGTTCCACGAAGCAGACAATGTGAGTCCCTGGCAAAGCCAACCTGATTCCGAGGTCAAGTCCTCCCGCTCCTGAACAGAGAGAAATGCTTTTGATGTCTGAGGTATGTAGTACCACAAGTTAGTACCTCTGCTTTGTGATAAGATTATGGAGATGAGCGCCAAAATCAATGATGGCCTGACTGCCAATCAACGGTACTGCGGGTCGGGGAATGATTGCTGGTCGCTGCTGGTAAGGTGCTTCAAAAGAGACGGGGCATCTTTCGTTCGGCGACACAGATGGTGTCGTTATGGGCGCCGCCGTGGGCAATCAGTAGAATCTCCTCGATCTCGTAGCCCCGGCCCTTCCCGAACCCAGCAGAGTTCCAGCCGAAGGACAGGGCAATGCCGCCGGGCCTTAAAAGGCCATCCAGTCCGTCCCGCACAGCTTTGTATAGGCGAGCGTTTTGGGTTTCCTCGGTGCCTGCCTTGCTTCCAATTTGGGCGTAGACCTCGCTGATCTGCCGAGGGGAGTAGGGAGGGTCGAACAGGGCAGCGTCAGCAACGAGTCCGTCCGTCACCAACGTACGGCAAAAAGCCACCGCCTCCATATGGTACTGGGCCTTGGTTTCCGGGTTGAGATCGTTCGTCACGGTCCCAAGAAGTGAGTCCCGCGCGAACGGATCAATAATGACCCCATCGTGCGGGAGCCAGCGGGCACAGAACGCGGCTATAGGGGGGATTGAGAATGTATTCGGGCTTGGCATTGCCCACACGCGAGACATCTTCATTCTGCGGCCCACTTCTCTAGCAGTTCCGCGATCTCGTCCCATTGCTTTGGCTTCCATAGAAACACGCTTGCCCCTGCGTCCCGTAGCATGGCGATCCATGCCTCTTGTTCAGGGCGTATGCGTCCTTTGTTTGCCTTCAACTCCACGAAGACGACTCTCCCATGCCCAACCATCACCAGGTCAGGGAACCCCGCCCCATCGGCCTGTACGGGCGTCTGGTAGGACACGGAGCCATTGGCCCGCTGGACCCGGACGGTACGAAAGTGAGCAACGGTGAAGCCGAGGCCGTGGGCCAGGGCAATGACGTTCCCTTGGAAGCCCGCCTCACTCCATGCGTTGCGGATGTCCTGTATCTCTTGAATGGGGGGCAACTTCATCGCAGCTTCTTTCTTCGGAGCATCGTGTTGATCCGCACCTTGCGCCATTCGCGCCTACAGATCCTACATTGCCAGCGGTTCTCTCGCAAGGGAAAGGACTCGTTCTCGCAAATATGAGTGCCGTAGCCGGGCACTACAATGGATGTGTCCGTTGTCGTTGGCTTCTCTTTACCGGAATTCATTAGCCGTGTCACCCTTTGCAGTAGAGTTTGTGTCATAGGGGTTCTCCTTCGACTAAACCCACGCGCGCGATGGCGGGAAATTTTCAGATTTCAGTGCCACGCATTATCAATGGTCTCTTTCACGGCTTCGTAGAGGCGTTTCAGAGCTAAGTTGGAGCCGATGAGCTTGTCGTAGTGGTCCCGTTCGTGACAGTTGGCTGCGGCTATGACGCGCCGTTCGGCTACTGCCATGGTCTGCCCCCCCGGTAGCGGAGGGAATGAAGTCGAACTCTGCGATGGCCGGGCGAATGTGGACAATCCCTGCATTCCATCCTGCCGCCCGCAGTTCCTTCCTGATCCGTGCGTTCTCATCGCGCAGGGCCTTGCGTTCCGCCTTCCGCGCCGCGCGCTGGTATTCCTTTTCCATGCGTCGGCCCTCTTGGATTTTCATCCACCGTGGGATGTTCTCATCGTTCATTGGATTCCCTCCGGCTTATTTCGTTTGCCCTTGCCGACCCCGTGCCCGCGTTCACGGAGGAGTTGCCCGACTCTTGAAATGGACAGCCCCACTTCCTGTCCGATGGCAACCTGGCTCCGTCCCTGCTTGAACAGGGTAAGGATTGTGTTGATCTGCCTGTCCGACCGCCCCCATTCGTTCTGTAGCGACTTCTCACGGAGCGCCTTGAGCCGAGGGGACACGGCCCTCCCCGCCTGCTCGGTGAGGCGGATGGCCTGTCCGATGCGAGTTGTCCCTTCCGCGCCCAGATCCTCAACACAGACGACCAGGGGGCAGTTCAGGCAAGAGTGGTGGATGATGCATCCTTCGTCAGCGTACCCGCCTGGGCCGAACACCATCATGGGAATGGGGTCGTCAATCACTTCTGATATTCTTCGGCGCCGGACAGATGGAGGCGCATCAAGGTGGCGATGATCGCTATGTCCCTGAGCGTGTCGGTCATCTTCTCATCTGTGACTCGTGGCTCTCTGCCAGTACCGAGGAGGGACTTGATGCGGAACAGCTTCTCACTGAGCCGCCCGAACATCCCGACCGCCACCGGCACACCCATCATCCCGGACGAGAACTCGTAGTTTGCCAAGGCGCTCTCGTCTCCAGTGTAGTCGGCCCGCTTGGCGGCGTGGAGTACACGTATCTCGTCGAGTTCCCGGTCGAAGGCGTCGCCGTGGGTCAGGTAGTGGCGGTGGAGGATGCCGGGGAGACCCGCATCACGGACATCGGGGTTCAGGACGAACTCAGACAGCCAGTGGAAGTAGTCAGATGACGCCGTTGGTATGGACCAGTTGGCTCGTTCATCGTGGGTCAGGAAGTACACAAGCGTTTCCATCGTCGCGCCGTTCGACTTCTCCCAGCCCTCAAGCAAGTGCAGGGACGCTGCCTCAACCACCTGTGGGATGGCAGCCTTGAAGTATTCGTGACGCGGGAGCGTCGTGTCGCCGCCGTGGTTCTCGGCGGGGCTGACAGGGGTGGCCCCGTAGGAACGGATGTTCTCTGCCTCTTTGGCGAAGGCGGGGTAGTTGAAGTCGGGAATTCCTGTCATCGGCCCCGCGATGTAGACCGTTTGTTCATTAGTCGTCAATGTACTTGTTCCAGTTCTTCATCAGTTCCCTCCTGTATTGTGCGGGGAGTCGATGCCCAAGGTGCCACCAGTGACAGGTCGGGCACTCGTAAACATCAACCCCCGCCTTTCGCTTCTGTGCCATGAGCGCATGGTAGGCCGCGCCCCTGGTGAGGTACGGCATCTTCCAGCAGTCATTCCCCTTCATTCTTCGGCAGCCACATCCACCGTGGATAACCTGAGTCCATGTCCGCTATCCGCCACTCCATCCCAGCCGCCGTTCGTTCTGCGATGGCCCGTTCAATGGCGTCCGGCCCCGTGTAGTGCCCATCAAACGGCTCGTAGGGGCCACCGTAGTTCGGGTTGGCGTATTCGTAGGTCGTCCCGCCCTCGGGGGGCATGTTGGATGTGACCTTTGTCTTGGGAGTTGCTTTAGCCATCTCGTTCCTACCTTTCTGCTTGGTGGTAGCCGTTGTTCCGAGCAACCTTGCTTGCGTAGCTGCGCGAGCAGCCGATGTCGTGGGCAACCCTGGCGATGGCCCCACGGGGCAGAGCAAACGCCGGGTTCGGGTAGTCTAGGGTGAGCAGGGCCATGATGTCAAGCGCGCAGTCCCCACGGTGGCGCTCATGGTGCTCGCTGGGGTGGCGGTCAGCCCATGTGTAAATCGTCCTGCCGCGCTGCCCCTCGGTATAGTGGGACAGCCAGTGCCAGAAATCTCTAACCTTCTTCATGGAATCCGTACCTTTCTAGTTCTGTTAGGCGTTGCCGAGAGGGGTAACTACGCCGGTAGACGTGCTTCTCCTCTGGCCCGGCTGAGTCGTAAATGCGGACGTGGCCGCACTTCTTACAGGTGCCCTCGACGATTGGCCCGTCAGGGGTGGTGATGATTTCATGGTGGGGCGGGCACTTTTCAGACATCGTTACGCATCTTGTCGAAGAAGTGGCGGGGGAGGTCGGTCACCATCTCATTGAGGCTTTCGTTCTCGTCGCGGAGTTCGGCAACCAGCCCCTCTAGTTCGTCAACGTAGTCGAGGAGGGCATCGGATTCTTCTTGGGGAAGCTCTAAGCCGTAGGCGACAAGTTCTCGCAGGTTCGTCCGCCAGGTGGGGTTCGTTACGTCAATCACTATTTGCGCCCCAATCCACAGCGATCAAAATAACCACACCACCTCTTCGAGCACAGAGTTGACGTGGGGTTCGGGGGGAAATTGCCCGCCAGGACAGCGTTCGCCACGTCCTTCACGGCGCCCTCGTACCAATCAATCTGCGCCTCGGTCCGGTCGGTCTGGACAATCTCTGCCTTCCTGGCCTTCCCCGAATCAATGAGCCGATAGAACCCGAAGTCGATGGCATGGCCCTTCAAATAGGCGTAGGCGTGGGCCTGCATGTCCTTGTCAGCAGCCTCCTGCCCCATGCCCCGGCCACCCGTCTTCACGTCACCAACCTTCGTGGGGCTGGTCTCGAAGTCCAAGAACCCTACGAAGTCGATGCCATCCTGTACCTCACGATGCAACTCCACCTGGACATCGGTCGGCTGGATGAGCGGGGCGTGGACGCGCATGTGGAGGGCGGTGAGTCCAATCGAGGAGTCCTTGATGAAGCCGGGGTCATCCTCCCGCCAGTCCACCTGCGACTCGCCACCTGCCCTGTCGATTGCTTCGTCGAAGGACGCGGCGGCTACCTCGGTCACTTCGTCCACCGGGAGGTCAGTCCCTGTGTCGAGTTTCTGCGTGAAGTTGTGGGCGGTAGCCCGGTCCACCGCTGTGCCTCGAATCAGGGCGGAGCCAGGCGGCGACTTGATGTCGAGAACATAGCGGTAGTAGTACTGCCTGGGGCATCTCTGAAACATGGATACCTGTGTATGGCTGAGATGGTCGAGGCTCATCAGTCCTCCAACGCTGCGGCTTTGCCCACGAGTTCCCCTAGAACCGCCGACACTTTGCGGCCAGGGTTGGCGGTAAGGCGGCTATCAATGGCGTCGAACAGGAACTCCTCACTCGTAGGCTTCTTGAAGCCAAGCACCTTGGCGATGGACGGGTAGCCCACTTCGTTGGCGTCGCAGAGGGCGTTCAGGGTGCCAACCCACGGGTACTCGGACTCATCCGTGTCTTCTTCTATTGCCGAAGCGACCACTGCCTCAAGCCGCTTACGCAGGGGCGTAGGGTTCGCTTCCTTAGGGGCAGTGGCCTTCTTCGCGGCGGCGACAGGGAACGGGACGACGCTCTTGATCTTCGGGCGAACCACACCCTTGTTCTTGCCGCTCTTGGTCGGCTCGTTCATCACGTTGAGGAGGGCGTACCGCCCGAACCACTCGTCCGTATCTACCTCCATGCCCTCACCCATGTTGAACCCCAGGGCAACCATCAGTTCATAGCAGTTGGAGTTCTCGGAGAGGACGGGCGGATCAAAGCTCAACCCGGCAGGGATTCTCATCCACTGGCGAAGCTGGACAGGGTTGCCGGTGCTAGGATCTTCCACGTCGGAAAGTTCCCAGTCGATTGTCCACTGGGGGTATGACTCCTCGTCCCATGTCCCCACGCCCTCTTCGAGTTTGATGATCTGAGCGCCGTAGGTCCCATTCTTGACCTGGGGAATCTCGAACTCCCCGCCTCCGATTGAAACACCTGAGTACTTGGTCATTTAGTTAGTCTCCTTGTATCCTTGATTGTTCGATGAGGATGGCCTTGTTGTGCTCGGCATAGCAAGGGTGTGATTTTTCTTTGTCGTCTAGCTCGAACTTCTTTGTGTGGCGGGTTGAGGGGATGTATGATACCCAGTAAAGCCGGGAACAGTGACGGCAGACTTGCGCCCATCCGCCGGGTGAATGGGACTCCTTCACTTGATAAACTCCGTATACTCCTCGAAGCATGTGGCGTGGATGTGGTGGCCCCACTGAGAGACCCAGGCATGTTTGCTGGTGATGGGCTTGAGGCAGAGGCCGCAGGGCCATGTTGTCTTTGTCACGGGTGGTTCCCGTCGCACTGATCGAATCGCCTGAGTGCAAAGAGAATCAACTTGAGGTCGGCAAGCCCCAGCGCAAGCCGGATATCCTCCTGCCCCTCGGCAACCGTTGCCTCGATGTCCTTGATAAGATCCGTGAGCAAAACTGCCATATGCTTCCTCTCTTCCTTGGCCCCTCGGGCCGTCCTTTTAGGTGGTGACTGCGGACCGGAATTGCACCGGCTAGGTCGGCTCCACCGCTGGCAAGGCTTTCGCCCCCGCATCTCCGACTCGTGCCCCTTCGCCCACTTGTGTCACTGTCCACGCCGCCGCAATCTCCGTGCCCCACGGTACACGTTCTCATCGTGGGCGTCAAGCCCAGCCGGGGCTTCTTTACCTACGCTTGATGCGCTTCCCGTGGTGGGCCACAGCCCCAAGGTGGCAGAGCACCACGATGCCGTTCACCAGGGCCAGCAAATGCACTAGTGAAAAACTGAGGTGGAACCATGAGGGGAAGCGGAAGCGGTTCATCCAAACCTTGCTCGAAGATACCGTAGACTGACCTCCATCATATCATACGTGCCGTTGCGGACTTCGCGCTTGACGATCAGCCCGCGCCAGTGATGGTTCCCCTGTGCTCCGAGGTAATCTTCGGTGTGCTGGTAGTAGCTGCCAACGATAAGGGCGCGCTGCTCGGAGCCATCGGCAAGGTAGCGGCTAGCCTCACGCCTGCCCTGGCGGTGCCCCATGGTGAAACTATGCCCGATTGATTTCAACATCGTCTCGGGCATCCCTCCGTAGGGCTTGCCAGTCAGGGGGTTTGCAAAGTAATGCGAGTACCAGATGTCATCTATCGACTTCACTTCGAGGAAGGGGACGACCTCCCATCCGAGAGCCACATCATTGAACTTGTCGAATCCCACCAGCCCCTCTAGTTTCGGGTTGTCGTTCAATGCTCGGGTAAGCCGGTCCTCGTGGTTTCCCCGGAGAAGGATCTTCCGCTTGGGTTGGAATCCCCCCATCCCTTCCTCAAGTAGTTCAAGTCCACAGTTCCCGGCCTCGATGTCGGACAGTACCCGCTTGCCCTCGAACCATTTGCTGCCAATCTTCTCGTATGAGGACAGGCTTGGGAAATCCCAGTGATCTCCAAGGTGAACCACTACGTCTGGCTGAATCTCCTTAATGTATCGGCCAGCCCAAACAAGGTGGTCGAGGGGCACGTCCGGGCGACATTGCGTGTCGGGGATAATCAGGTGAGTGGTGTATTTTTCACCACTCATTGGTGAAATTGCTTGACTGTGCGCGGGGCCGTCCGGCTGGTTTGTATGATCGTGGTCATCCTGCGGGAAGGCCCGTCGCGTGTATCCCGGCGGTGCCCAGTCTGCGGGCATGTCTGCGAACGTCCCCGGCTTAACCTGCCCCCAGTCGGGCGGGAGGACGGGCTTGCTCGTGCGGAAAACTCGTTCTATGTCAAGCATGGACGGAATGGGCGGGACTGACTGGCTCCGACTCAGGCCAAGCAGGTAATTCCTCCTTGCCTTGGCCTCACTGACCAGCCGCCGGACTGACTTGGCGCTCATGCCGAGTACGTCAGCGATCTCCTGGTTAGTCTTGCCGCTCTCCTTAAGAGAGAGTGCATGATTTCCTTTATTCAATTGGGCCTCCAGCCTACCTGGTCAGTGCGGCTCGCACATGCTCCATGGTTAACTCGCTTCCAATGGTCCCGATAATCGGGGCATCAGGCTCGGCCTCCCAGTCGTGCAGCCCGCAGAGGCTACAGAGAAACCGTGTGTGGCCGAAGGCGCGCTGCAAGGCCCGCCGTTCTATTCTTGGATGTGGGCACGGAGACGGCATGGGCATTAGTGTATCACGTTGCGGAAGTGGTCTTCCAGGTGTTCGGGTCGGTGTCCGTGCTCGTAAGGATCCACCGCTGGGGCCACTCGGGGTAAACCGAGGACGCCGAGGACGGGTAGTGCGGCAGGGCGCAGTAGGGGGCGTGACTGAGCATACACGGCTCAGGTTCCTCGACCCACGTCTTGAAGCAGTCAAGGCATACAACCGCATCGGAGACGGGGCCGTAGTGGAGGGTCGGGTGGAGGCAGAGGTCATCGTTCATCACTTCACCTCCTGAGCGTGCTGGATTGCTTCTTGCAGCGCGTGGGCAAGGCCCCCGGCCTGGTTCGGCGTGAGGTGAACGTACCCGGCGGGGGAGACGACGTTGACCAGGATGCCGTCAACTCCATCGGTCGTCGAAACCGAGATCGACCAATCGGACGGCCCCATCACGTCGACCTTCTTGTGCCAGGTCATTTCTTCACCCTCCCTGGGGTGTGTTCGTGGTCAGGTAGGGCGCCGCGAGCCAGGCTTTGCAAGTCCCGCGCCATCGGCGTCACCGTCGCGTTCAGCGCCTCGTGCTTGCCTTCGATGTTCGCCAGTCGCTCGCTGACCGCAACGGAGTTCTCCGTAGCCCACTCGTCGAGCCGCTTCACCGTGGGGATGCCGGGGCCGACCACCCCCAACTCTTGCAAAATCTGCAACAGTTCGTCTCGGGTCATGTCGATTTCTCCTTCCAGTGCCGCCCACAAGGGCGCGTAGCGTTCGCTCGGGCAAGCCGTCTCGCCCCCGTTCTCCGCCACGATCGTGTCCACCTCCCGGTGCTCGAGCATGGTCTTGAGGCCATCGCCGAAGATGCCCCCGAGCGGCTGTCCCGCCCGGCTCGGCACCTTCCCGCTCCACTCCGCCCACTCCGCGATCAGCGCTTCCGCCGTCATGAGCTGCGCGGCGTTGATGGGCATCGAGAACAGTCCCTCGAGTTCGACGCTCCACCAGTGCGTGTTCGCGAGCCCATTGCCGCTGGCCCAGCAGCTCGCCGTGATTGGGTAGTGCTCCACGAGCGTCCCGTCGAGCTTGATGCTGAACATCCACGACGCCTGGCGGTTCGGGTTCATCAGCTCGCCGTTGAAGGACCAGTCGTACCAGCCCTCCATCGAGTGCCACACGATGCCGAGCCCCGCGTTCGGCTCCGCGTAGACCTTATTGCCGGGGCCGGGAAAATGGTCAGTCCAGTCCAGCCAGCCCGCTCCGTTGATGGTCATTTGTACTTCACCTCACAGGCCGAGGATGTCGGACTCATCCGGCAATCCCACCCGCTGATTTCTCTTACGGGTTGGCAGGTTGAGAACGCCGCCACGATAAAATACATTGCCAGGGCGGCAGCGATCATCATCATGGGGATGTCACGGTTCATCCCGACCCTCCTAAATCTGCACAGTCATGTTCATGTGGCACCGGCCATTGCCCGCAACGGGAGCACTTAGCCTCCAGTGTTTGTACCCGAGATGGCGCTGTTGGTCATAAAGATCCTGATGAACACCTGCAACATGGCGTTCGCCATGCCAAGGACGGTTGCAGCGGTGAGCGCCTGTTCCACGGTGAGCAGGTCGCCCAGCCCAGCGGTGACGATTGGAATCGTGGTGGCAACAAAGACTGCGATGTTGCTCCAGATGGTGGCGCTTTTCCAGAAGGGCTTGCTCGGGACAACTACCATTTCACTCTCCGTTGTGGATCAACTGCCCACATTACTAAAGATACCACGCCCACGGTGAAGCCAGCAATGAATACGATGAGGGTTTTCATCGGCACACTGCTTCGTAGGCCGCGAGGCTGATAGCGCGGGCCAAGTTCTCGTCGGAGCCAATGGTGTACTGGTCGCTATTGCCTAACGCGAAGAACTCGACATCGTAAACATCGGAGAACTCGAAGTTCAGTGTGCTGAACAGCCACCCCTTCTCTTTCATCTTTGGGACAAGCTGCATGGCGTGTTCGATCTTGTTGAGCGGGTCCCATACCCACGCATCGTAGCCCATGATCTTGTGGGCCAGGGCTTCCTTGATCTCCTTGTCAGTCGGGTTCACGACGCATCCTCCACCGGCACGAGGTCGCGGGCGTAGCGATGTGCGCCACACTTGCTACATTTCCCCTCGTAGCGAACATGAACGCCGTATGGTGTCCATAGCCAATCATGCACGCACGGCGGCACGTAGGCCCGCAGCGCCGCGATGATGAGGGTGCGCGCCCCGTCGCCGGGATAGTCAGTCCAGTCGAGCCAGTGCTCGGTGTCGGTGTACGTCAGCTTACCTGTTTCAAGCCTGTCCGCAAGCACCTTCGGGTCGCTCATCGCTCGCACCATACCCAGTAGGCCAACCCCGCCGGTACTTCGTACAGGTCAGCCGCCCCGACCATCCCATCGGCCAGCGGGAACCATGCGTTCCACTCCTGCGTCACGGGGTTCCAGAGCCATATCGACTGGATGCACTCGTCGGCAGCAGCTAGTTCAGCCGGGGCGGTATCCTCCTGCGTAGCGATGAGGTTCCATCCGGGCGATAGCCCGCAAGCCTCGACCATCCGTGCCGTAAAGAACCCGGCCACCCATGCGAGGGCAAGGCAGACGAGTATCGCAATCAAAAACCTGTTAGTAGTCATGGCAATCTCCCTCCTCAATCCTTTTGCCAGTCACCGTAAGCCCCCGCTTGGCCTGTTGTCAAGCGGCTCGTTGTTAGGCTGGCCTGGCTCCTGCCATCAACGACTTCAGCCCGGACACGTCGCTCACCAGTTGTAACACCTGCATTTCCAGTTTACCGACCTGCTTTTGTAACTGCCGGTTCTCCTCCTCGGCCTCCCGCGCGCGTCTCTCGGCGCGTTCCAACAGCCCCTCAAGATGAGTGATCCTCTCAAGAAGGGTGTTGCGGAAAACCCTGTCTTGCTCCCATAGCTCGCTGGCCTCAGTGGTCGCCACCGTCCCTGCGGACTCCCTCCGCTTGTCCTTCCGGGTAAAGTGGCCCGTCAGGAACGCCAATGCGGCAGCGGCGATGGCAACGGCAGTAGCCGCCAGTCCGGGGGGCGAGGTTATATCAGACATTAGTGCTCATGGTCCGCCTCGCACACCTCGGCTACGTGCTTCCACGGGGGCGCCCCTACTTCATCACTGGAGTAGAACAGCCCACCAAGGTACAGGCCCTCCAGTTTGACCCAGATCAGTTTGGCTGTCCCTGGCACAGGCACGAGAGCCTTACCGTTCTCCACTACGAGGACAGGGGTCGCCTCCTTGGGGTAGCCAGGAATGATGATGCTAAATGGACGTGCTATAGCTGTCATGGGGAAATTGTCCTTCTTTTTAGAAAGGCTTTGTGACTAGCTAGAAGGGCGCACTCTCGGCATTTTCGTCCATTTGGCCTAGTGACCTCGCGATAAATGTTATCCTCGCTTAACAAATGCCCGTGAATACAATGTGTTTGCTTTGCCTTGCGAGCAGGCATGGAATCTCCGCGTAACACATTTTCACGATGAGTAACTGGTTCTAGGTGGCTAACGTTTACACAGTTACGCACTCGACAGAGATGGTCTAACTCCAGTCCGTCTGGCACTGGCCCAATTAACCACTCATAAGCAACGCGGTGAGCCGCCCGCGATCTCGCCCCCATTCGGCCATAGCCCGCGCCATCCACCGGCCCAGTCCATAGCCAACACCCCTCGGTTTTGTTGACCCTTGCCCAGAAGCGCACGATCGGAGACGGGTCCCTAATAACCCCAGGTATCCCATTTCGCCTAAACCGCGCGTAATGGGAATTGCAAAACCCTCGCGCGCAGAGCGGCCTGCCGCAATCTGAAACAGTACAAATGCTCATCTTGTTCATTATACCCTATCGCCCGCTCACGTCGAAGCGATTCCGGCACTCCATGGATCACTTGAGCCTATGAACGATTTTAGGACGATCTCGATGTCAAGCAATTCCGTAGAGGTAAAGACGAATGTGTTATCCCCGCGCAGGGGCTCCCCGGAGGTCGCGCGGAGGTAAGCCGTCACATCTAGGTTGCTCTGGCTGGCGTTCCACGGCCCACCCAAAGCCGTTGTGCGGTCGGTGCCATTTATCGTGATGGTTACGCCGGGAGTGGACGGGGCCGACCCTTCTTGGATCGCGGTAAAGGTGAGAGAGTGGGTGTGGGCGGCAACCGAATGATCGTGGGCGATAGTGTGTGTGTGGGCAATCGTGTGGGAGTGAGAGATGGTATGAGTGTGCGCAATCGTGTGCGAATGAGAGGATGTGTGGGTGTGCGCTGAAGCTGCGGTAAAGGTTGTAAAATCAGTTGTGGATGCGCCGGACGCCAGAAACATTCCTAGCACCTTGGCACTGCCCACTGTATAGTACCTTACATCATGCAGGCCATGTGTATGGCTTGGGCCGGTATGAGTATGCGCGGACTCAATGCTTGTGTTGCCCGTAACAACGTGTGTATGCCCTGTGTCTGGTTCAGCAGAAGTGGTGCTGTCAGTGGTGGCCGATGTGTGGTTATGGTTAGACCCAGCCCCGGAAGCCCCTGTTCCTGCCGCCTCGGTAGCAAGCCCTGGGTCGGAATAGTATTCCCCGACGGTATGGTGATGAACACCATCGGATGAACTGCTGGGCGCATCTGTGCTACTAGACGACGCGCTACTCGCGGAACTTGTAGTGGCATCCGTTCCAGCGGTAGATGCGCTACTTGATCCGCTGGACGACGCGCTGGATGAACCGCTGGTCTGCCCGCCCCCACTCGCTGCCGTGCTTAGGTTGGCGCGCACTGCCGCCAGCCGGAAGGTCAGCTTCGCCTGGTACAACTGGGTCGCCAGCGAGTCGTAGTCCACGGTAAAGGTGACGCTGTGGGTGTTGTCGATGGACTGGCGCAGCGGGCCGTGGACTTCCCGATAGAACCGCTGCTGCCGTGGGTGCGGGTTGTTCTGTGTCCCCCCGTAGACCGGCCCAACGTGGCGGGTCAGCAGTTCCTCGATGTCCGCCACCCTCCGCGCCATCTGCTGGAACTCTTCCATGTTTACCACAGGGGCGGGCGTAAAGGTTGGCACGTTGAAGTTGTCAAACGTCACCGGCATCGGGGTCTCGTCAGGCTGGCCGCTTGTGTCTATTCGTCCTCGGGTCATGGCTGCGCGTACCCCCCGGCGTAATCCACCCTGGTCAGTTCCACCCGGACAACGCCGCTACTGCCGCCCTTGAAGGCGCGTTCGAGGAAGGAGCGGGTTTCCGTGTACTCGACAGCGGTCACGAGGAACCGGCACTTCCGGCTCTCCTCGTAGTCAGGGATGCGCCCCTCGATGACGGTGGCCGTGTTCATCCAGTTCCTAAAGAGTCGATGGGTTTCCTTGGCGTCCCGTCCAATAGAGATGCCGTTCCCATTACGGTCGCGGTTGTCCGCGCGGATGGCGATGGTCACGCGGTCGGTCACGCTCGGGCGGGAATACCCGAAGGCCCATGCCTCTCGTACTTCCGGCCTGGCTGTACCAGCGGCAGAGGTCAACGCGCCTGTGAACTTGACCTCGAAGAACTGACCGTTTGTGTTGGGGGGGGCGTAGCGGGTGACCGACTGGAAGTCCTCGGTGAGGGCAATCGGGGCGACGCCTCCGCCCTCCTGCGTGTCGAGCATGTTGTAGTAGGTCCCGCCGTCTGCGGCGTAATCGAGGGTCAGGGTCTCGCCAGCAGAGGAGTAATCAAGTACTGTACTAACCCCGACAAGGGTGTGAAGCAGGCCGATACCCTCATCCGGGGCGAAGGGGCCAGTCTCAAGGGACATCGCCGTGCCGAAGTCGTAGCCGTCGTCGTCCACATCACGCCCGCCGTTCCGCCCTACCTCTATATAGACAGCGTTGTTTCCGTAGCCCGCGACGAGGGACGGCATCGTGCCGTAGTTGTTCATGGCGAGGAAGTAGCCCTTGGTCGAGGCGGCCAACCGGCACCACTCGTGGTAGATGTACTCTTTCTGCGTGGCCCCCGTCTCGTCCTTGACCATCTTGATGATCACCGTGTTATTCGCGGTCGTATCTTCGTCCGTCACAAGGAGGAAGATGCTCTCGCCCCATTCGACCCCACCGCGTACCCACATCCGATAGTCGGGGCGGTTGGACTTCTCAGGGCCGCGCAACTGCGCCCTCCCCGGAGTGATCTTGTAAAGGCCGGTCGATGACGGGCACCACAGCGCCCCATGTGCGACAAAGTTTCCCTTGCCGTTGTCGGCGTGGGGCATCCGCGCAAGCTGGGGAACCTGGTTGAAGAACTTGGCCTGGTCGTCCGGGGCGTAGACGCCATCGGCCTTGAACACCCACGGCACCCCGCCGTAGTCGGTAATCCTGTTCACGGAGTAGGTCGTGTCGCCAGCGGAGTAGGCACTTGTGCCAGAGGGCGCCCATGAAGTCAGCGTGTTCGGAGCAGTCAAGCAGTTAGAGATTCGGTTCTTCGTCTCGGCTCGGTAGAGCTTATTCCCCACCACTCCGAGGGCGATGGCGTAGGTTGCGTCGCTGGCCTGTGTCCACGTCCCCTGTGCCGACCATGCATTCCCATTGCCAGGGTTCGACCCGCCCGACCACGATGCCCCGGTAAAGACGGTAGCCGTGTTCGACGTGACTACCATCGTCTTGGAGTTACATGTAACCGTGGCCCCGATGTAAGCGTCGATGGTGAGGGCGAGACGGGTGTCCGTGAGGGTCGTGTTGGCCGTGGAGACGGCGGCGTTCGCAGTGCCCGAGATGTTCGCCCCGATAGACCGCTTCCAGATTTTCTCTGTCTCTCCCATCGCCACAACCAGTTCGTTGTTGAACACGGCGGCATCGACACACGCCTTGCTTGCGCCGAAGTCCTTGTCCTCGAAGACGGTCTGCGAGCCGTTCTCGGCGTACATATACCTGCCACCGAGGTTAAACAACTGGTTGTCGAAGGGGATAGACTTGGGGGGCGTGGTAGCGTTGGTCAGCGTGAGCGTGTTTAGTTTCGGAGGAAAGAGCAGCAGCCCCTCGTTACTCGCGTCAGCGTTGGCCTTGCTGTACCCGCCACCACGCCGGAGCCGGTCAGGGCCTAGTCCCCACGTCCACGGGTGGAGCGGTACACGCCAGCGAACCCTCGGGTCAGACGGCTCCCATGGGCGCGTCTCGACGGCAAAGCCGCGTCCGCCCTGGCCGGTAGGCATCACCGTAAAGGGGTGCTTGCCATCATTTAGTGGACCCCCGCGCCCGGAGGGGTCAATGAGATAGAGGGACTGTCGGTCTTCTGCCATTATGTCAAGTAGAAGTATACCGCAACTAGGGGTTGCATACTGTGACCTTAAGTGCTAAGGTGATTTCGGTTTAGCAGGACGGACCAGCATTAGCTCAGGGCCTTAGAGCACCCGGACTTAAGCTGGGGGCCGGAGGGATGGCAACCTTCCATGTTGGGTATCCTGCGAACTAAGGAACTGCGGCAGCATCGTCAGAGATGCCCGGTGATGGCTCGGTGATAGGTAAAGCGGTCTAACTGAGCCAGGCTTAGTTTCAGCCTGAAATGAAACAACGGGTGCCGACCGCCTAATAACATGGCACAAGCCGGGGTGAGAAGGAACCCGGCCCGCAGTTCTTTCTTTATGGAGGAAGCAGATGTTCGGACGGAAGAAATCATGCAAACATTGTTGGCACTGGGTTTCCTGTCCAGAACGCAGCGACGGACATGAAATCTGTTGCTTCTGCAATGAGCGATTGTGCTACGCCTGTTACAATGCGGAAAAGGTTCACGGGCCGTTTAAGCCGTGAATGACAGCGGCATTGACCAGGAGTCGTGGAACAGGTACGTCGAAGGGCGAATGCGAGTATGGAGGGAACGCGCCTTTCAAGAAGAACTGACGACGTTTCAACAGTGGATAGCAAAGATGAGTAAAGGCTTGACCGAGGAACAACTGGACAGAGCCGAAAGATACCTTCGGCGCGATGCGCCCTGACAAACCCCATTGAAACCCGTGTCCTGGTGGATGCGGAGAATACATGCCGCCGGGGCAAGCCTGCTTTGAGTGCGCCTGTCGTGCCGTAGCTGAATGGCGAGCGGCTAGTGCCGCGTTACCCCAAAGGTCCGGTCCAAAGCCCCGCCGTAAAGCCCCCAGGGGCTCTGGCTAGTTTCCTCTGCCGCCACCCTTCGCGCCTGTTTCTTCATCTCTGCTTCGTTCCGTGCCGTCCACCGTGCCACCTGTCGCTCAAGGAATGATTCGTCCAGTGAGTTGGCGCCGGGGAAGGCGGCGATCTGGTCGTACAGTTTAAAGGCCAACCGCGCGTTCATCCAGTTCGCGTCCACATGCTTCGTGTCCGTGTTGTCATTTGAGAAGGCAACCTCGTTCCGTGTGCCCTTGATGTAGAGCGGGTCGTTGATCGTGCCCTGTCGGGCCACCGCACGGAACCCACGCCCCATCCCATCGTCCATCACGTCCCACTTGCCATCGACCCGTTCCCCACGGAAGTCGCCAACCATCACGTCCGTACCGTAGGTGTTGGGCGTGAGCCGGTAGATCCCCTTCACCTGGTCGGGGTGCTTCACCCACCACGGGAGGGCGATGCTCTGAGCCTCCGTGGAATACATCACCACGTCGTCCCAGAGGCTCGTCACGTTGTTCTCCGCGTTCGCAAGGCGAACGGTCATCCGGTTGCAGGTAGCGGGCGTGGTAAACGTGAACCAGAGCCTATGCCAGTGCTGCCTCGTCGTCGTCTTCGTCGTTATAGCTGCGGAATTTGTGGAGTCGTAGGCTATGAGCGTCGGGGTTGTCGAAGCGGCGCTGGCGCGGACCAGTGCGGAAAGATGGTACAGCCTCCCCGGTTCTACCGTGACCACCGCGCTCTCGGAGTACCCTGCCGCGCTCGTCGTGAGTACGCTTAGCCATCTCTTTCCATTTCCCGGTATTCCCGTAGTAGCTTTTGTAACCGTGGCGTTGGTCCCAGCCCAGTCGGTCGTATGGGTCTGTTCAAAATCAAAATCAGCGATCTCGGAGAGCATGGACTGAGCGGGCAGGTAGCACTCGTCCGTGAGGATCTGGTCGATGGTATCGAGGACATCCTGCGGGTGGGGGAAGCGAAATACTTGGTACTCGTCAGTAGACACAGGGGAAGCGGAAAACACGGGGCTAACGGTCAGCCTGCCGTTCCCCGGTTCATACTTCGTAATCGGTCGAATCTCTGTCTCAGGGGCAGCGGCAGCACCACCGGCATCCTTGCCAATCCTGAGCCATGCCCCGTTCCACATCTCCTCGGAATACTGGCTGGACTGGAGCCGGGTCGTGTCAATGAGGGTGGAAGTAGAGCCGCCCGTAGCCGTGCCATACGTGCCGAACCCACCCTCGCGCAGGACGCGCTTGATGATGGAACTGCGGGTAAGCAATTCCAATCCGGTCGTTGTGGGGGATGTCCCAAGTAAGCTCATACAGAAACCCCCGCCGATTTCCAATAGTATTTACGACTGTTAGCGCGAAGACAGGCGCGACACTTTCTTTCGTTTTTATAAAAGTAGATATTCTCAATGCCATACTTATGACCGGACGGACAATGCGTTTTGGCTTTTTGTCTGGCCCCTTGAAGCGGGCTTCTCAACATATTAACGTAGTGAGTTACTGGTTCCAAATGGGAATAATTAACACAACTACGATTTCTGCACAAATGATCAAGCTCTAGTCCCGAAGGAACTAAACCAATGAACAATTCATAGGCGAACCGATGTGCCGAAATTATTCTCTTATTGGATCTAAACTTTCCATATCCGTTCTTGTCCTTACACCCCGTCCACAGCCAGCAATCACCAGATTTATCAACCTTTGCCCAAAAGCGTTCAGTAGTATTCATCATACTCACGAGTCTATTGTAATCTGCGCTGCCGCCGAGGTGGTGCCGGTCTCCAATGTTAGAATGTCATTTGAATCAAGACGAACCTGGAGATCGTAGTAATACGACACGCCTGCCGTCATCGCCAGTGAGTTTGTAGCAGAGATGTCGAAGCGAATGATCCCTGAGCCGTCCGCTCCTGTGTCCTCTATCTGCCCGGTGCCAGCTACGTCGGATGACGTGATGACCTTCTGGAAGGTGGCGCTCCCGTCCACATCGGCAATAGCAGCCTTTACCGTCAGCCATCCTTCGGCCAGGGTGCGCCCGGCAGGGATGTTGTCGATGGTGCGACGAATACTGAATACGTCTCCGCGCACAATTCCGAGGCCCCCGTGGAGTGATCCTGTTACTGCCATCGTGTCAAGTCTATCACAGTCTCAAAGTCTTCTCGTATACGGGAACCTTTGCTCGTTCAGTATACGTCCTCAGCGCCGCGCCGTCGCCGTAAACAGGAACATCAAGCGACGCATTGAACACCGGCAATGTCAAGCCTTCTGCGTAGATCGGGAAGCGGAGCCTCTGGCTGATTGCAATGACCAGGTAAACCGTCGTAATGCGCGCTATTGTGACCGTGCTCACGCCCGCGACAGCGGACAGGATGAGCACGGTCGGGGCCATGACTACAGCGGTAGCTTCTGAGACGGCATCGACGGAACTCAGGGCGAGCAGCGCCGTCGTGCTCAGGGTAAGGAGAGCTTCGGCGATGGCCGCCGATGCGCTGAGGGACAGAAGTGCGGGGGAGATGACCGTTCCGGCCACAGTGGAGACTGCGTTAACTGAGGAGAGCGAGAGCACTGCGTTCGCGACGACAGTGGCAGAGACTACCGAGACGGCATCAACTTGAGAGAGCACAAGCTCGGCTTTAGAGGAAACAACCCCTGTCACAGCCGAGGCTGAAGCCACAGGGGAGAGGGTCAGGAGGGCAGGGGCGACCACGATGAGGGCAGCGGTAGAGACGGCAGCCACGCTGGAGAGTTCGAGGAAGGCAACGCCGGGAGCGGATACCGTGCCTGTCACAGCGGACACCGAGGCCACGGGCGAGAGGATGAGCAGGGCTGGGGCCGCTACCGCGAGCGCAGCGGTCGAGACGGAGCCTACGCTGGAGAGAGCGAGTAGCGCAGGGGCGACCACCGTGAGGGTGGCACCTGAAGACGCGGCAACGGTGGAGAGGACAAGGATGGCGGGGGCCGCGGCGGCGATTGAGACGGTCGGCGCGAAGGGAGACAGGACGAGGGCGGTCGGCGAGGCGGCGTTGATGCGGTGAGCGATAACAGGGGCGAAGGTGGCGGTTGCGAGCGCGAGAACAGAAGGGGTAGCGGTCTGATTGTCCTGAAACAGCAGGGTGTTGGCGAACTCAATCCACGGACGGTAGGTTGTGGCAGTCGTGGTGTCGTCTTCCGGGAGGTCTCCACTTGAGGCGACTTCCCCTCGCCGGATGCTCCCGTTATGCCCATCCACCGACGGGGAGTTTGTCGGCGTACCACCTAGCCCCCACTCTACTACAATGTGGTCGCCATTCGATGCCGTTACCGATGAGGAAGTTGTCGAGTCGCTTCGGTTGCTAACGTTGGTGATGGGAACCTCAGTCCCGTCTCGCCGTCTCGCGACAATCGAGCCGCCCACGACGGCAGCCCCAGCCGAGTCTATTAGGTACACCTTCCACGTAAGGAACAGGTTGTTGCTCAAGAAGGCCTCAAGGGCCTGCATCTGAATCTTTATCGTTTGTGCCGAAATAGTTTGGGCAGCTAGAGCTTCGCTAACTGACTGACCGGAGCAAGCGTCATTGTCGGTTTTGTCGTCCGCCGCGTCCGGGGTGTAGGCGGTGGTAGCAAGTGCCGTAGACCCCACCGACGTAGAGAGAGGAAGGACTACCCCGGCACTGTGGTTCCACCCTGACGGGGCAGGCGGAGTTACGGAGGCGCTGCCAGATGCCGGGAAGTAGAAGCGCGTTGCCATTGGGAGCTACCTCCCGCTAGGCGAGCGTGAAGACGCCGCAGCTACAGGTCGGGCAATGCCGCTGCTCGTTAGCGCGCTGGCCCGCTGGCTGGCGCTTAGCCCAGAGTTCAAGGTTCTCAGGCCGGTTGTCGTCACGCATGCCGTTCTTGTGGTGGACGTTCTCGCCGGGGAGAAGCGCGCGGCCAAGGGTCGCCTCCATGACGAGGCGGTGCTCAAGGACATAGGGCTTCTTGGTGCCGGGGCGCGCAAGCTGAGCGGCTTCAGGATTCCAGACCCAGACATAGCCACGCTGGTACATGCGGCCACCCTTCCATGTGTTGGAGTGCTCCTTCCCCCCAAGAAAGAACTTGGGGTCATTGGCAAGGGCCGCGCGGACGCCACACGACCGTGAGCAGTGCAAGACCGGCTTGCCGTCCTGCCGCTTGATGGGGCACTGAACGAACTCCTCGCCGCAATGGGCGCAAGCGACGACTCGGGCGGCCATACGACAAGGATTCTTCCTGCCGAAGTGATACCACCATTGGCCGGACTCGTCTTGGCGAAAGCGGGTTGCATCTGGCTTCTTCATACCTCCATTGTATCACGCAAGGGTGAACACGTCAGGCCAAAGTGAAGACTCCGCTCGCGTTGGCCGCGACAGTGAGCGTGTTTCCGGTCGTTGCCGTCACGTCTGCCGGGGTGCTGTCCAGCAGGGCGTAGCAGAGCACGTTCCCGGCGACCTCGTAGATGGCTGCGAAGCGAGCTACGATGGAGCCGCCAGAGGCAGTCCAGACGGGGTCGGTCGTGATGTCTACGGTGACCGTAGTGGTGCCCGCAAGGGTCAGGGCAACCGCGATGCCGCCAGCCGTGTAGCCATTGGCAGCGGCGTGTTCGGAGGTCACGCCCGCAAAGGTCGTGCTGGCCGCGCCGAGGTTCGAGGCCGACAGGAACAGCGCCATCTTGTAGCTGTCCGTGTCAATGTCGAAGGTGCCGTCGAGCAGCTTGGTGCGCCCGCCGTTTGTGAAGACCCATGCGCCAGCAGCCATTGGTTAGTACCCCGCCTTACGCGCCGCAGCCTCCGCTGCCCTCTTGGCGTTGTTCGCGGCGCCCGCCTCGTACTCGGCAATCACCCATTCTTCCGGGTAAACCATGTCGAAGCACTCGGGGTGATTCTCCATAGTGAGGCCGCTCACCTTACGCCAGGCGTCAGCAATCTTGAAGCACATCGGCTTACCACGATACCAGCGGAGAAAGCCGCCCTCCGTGGGCACGAACCGTTCGTCCTTGCGCCCGCGCTCAAGAGTGCCGTCCGGCATCTGGGTGTAGCCGTAGTCGATAAGGGCCTGCGTTGCTCTGTCCATGTCGTTGTCCTTCATCAGTCTAGCGTACAGGAAAATGCCGAGATCGCCACGGTCGGGGGAGTATTGCTGGTGTCCACAACTTTCGATGTGACGGTGCCCCAAAGCAAGAGATTACCCGCGCCAGAAGCCACATCGAATACACCGAAGTAGGTGATGGTGTCATCGCCTGCCGTCACAGCAGGGAACGTCAGCGCGGCGCTATTCGTCTTTGCGCCAGCCGCAGCCGCGCTCAGGTCTGTGGCAAGAATTTCCACGCGCGCGTAGGTTGTATAGTTCGCCTCCCCTGCCGTGGCGCTCGTGCTGGCATCCGTTAGGGCCGATGTCCAAAGTCCGAGGTACACGTTGGCCGGTTCAGTGAACGCGCCATCGCTGAGGATGTGGTCGAGCACCTTGTTTTCCGCGTAGTCACTAAAACTAGCCATTCTTCTTGCCAGCCTTCATCATATCGCTAAGTCCCATTGACTTCATTTTACCACCGCACTTAGGGCAAGTGTCGTCGTCAGTTTCAGGGACGCCCTTCTTGTCTTTGTCGGCGTCCTTGCTCTTATAGCCACACTTGCCACATTTCTTCATCATGGATGGGACTTCCTTGTTGGGTTTGGGGTGGCCGGGGGAGGGCGAGGGAGTCGGCGCTTCTGGCGCTCATGCCCCCGCCCCCTTGATTAACTAGTTACCACCGAACAGATCGCCAAGTCCAGCCGGGTACTCAAGCCATTCCGCATCGGCGAAACCAGACACCGAACCGGCGCTGGAACCCCAGTGGAAAAAGACAGAGGCAGGCCCGACGATAACCGGGGAAGTCTTGGGTTCATACACAAGGTCAACAATGCCCTGCGTAATCCCGGAGGTAACGATATTGACAACCAACTGCTTTCGGGCCAGTTCAAGATGATGAACTGCGGTGTTGTGCGGCGTTGTGTTGGCGGACACTACCGTACAAGCGGTTGATCGAGGGGCGTCAGTTCGCATGTTATAGACGGTTTCCGCCGTCCCCGTCGAAGGCGAGGCAGTAGAGGCCGTCGCGCGGTCTACCGCGATAAAGGCTTCCGTGATAACGGCGTCGGCGTCGGCCTGCGCCTCCACCTGGATAGCGCCCCGGAGAATCCTGATTGCCGTCCCCGAAGGAATAGCGATCGAGAGTTCTGACTGGGCAATATCCGGCACACCGCCATCACCACCACCACCGACGATCGGGGTGGTGAGCGCCCCCACGGTGACATGATAGCCGTAGCCCGCGAGGACCATGGCATTCTTCATGTCCGTGGTAAGCACCGTGCCAAGGCGGTTTCCCGCCACTGGCTTGGAAAGACCTTCCGCTGCGAACCGAAAATCAGAACGAGCCTCAAGCTCGGCAACGAGTTCTTCCGCCATGTTAGCTACCACCAAACAGGGCGTTCAGGGCTTCCGGCATTTCAATCCACGTCGCCTGGACGAACCCGGACATGGCCTGGGTTCCACCAAAATGGACGAAGAACGTAGCCGGGCCGACGAGAACCAGCGGCACCTTGGGTTCGTAGATGAGTTCGAGAAGGCCCTGCGTAATGCCGGAGGTAACGATGTTCGTCACCAACTGCTTACGAGCGACTTCAAGGTGATGCACAGGAGTCGTAATGGCCCCCGTGTAGGTGGCGTCCACAGTCACCGCAGAGAGGACCGTGCAAACCGAAGTACGCGAGTTATCGGTACGAAGGTTCAAAGGCGTCTCTACCGTGGACGTGCCGTTGGCCGTGACGGCCGCAGCGCGCTGGACTGCCATGAGGATTTCCTGGACATCGCCATCCTGGTCAGCCGGGAGTTCGCAGGAAACGCGAACGCTGGTGATCAGCGCGCCAGCGCCAGAGGGGACGGAGATGATGAGTTCCGGTTCGGTGATGTCAAGGGTAGTGCCGTTACCACCACCCACAATGGGGGTCGTACCGTCACCAACGGTGACATGGAAACCATAACCAGCGGCGATGAGCCCCGACTTGAGACTCTTGATGGTCATCTGCCCGGCACGCCCGCCCCAGACGGGGAAGTTGGCGTTCTCAGCAGAAGACGTAGGATTGCGACGAGCGAGGAGGGAGAGTGCATCAGACATGGTATTAGCTTCCACCCCACAAGGCGTTCAGTTCTTCGGGAAGTTCAATCCACTGCGCCTGTGCGAACCCGGACATAGCCTGGGTGCCGCACCAGTACATAAGGACTGTCGCTGGGCCGATGATGATCGGCGGGTCGTTGGGCTCATACAGGAGGTCAAGGACGCCATGGGAGATACCGGCAGTGACAATGTTGGTGACCTTACCAACGCGAGCAAGCTCGGCGCTGATGGTCGGGGTGCCGTGGTCTCCCGTGTTGGCCGAAACCGCCGTGCAGACGGAAGCGCGCGGGTTGTCGGTACGCATGTTGAAGGCGGTCTCAGCGGTGCCCGTCCCAACCACATGAGCAGTCGCCCGGTCAACCATGAAGAAGATTTCCTGAACGTCACCGTCCTGGTCGGCAGGCACTTCGCACTGCGCGCTCAGGCGGATCGGCATGATGGCGGTCCCGGTAGGGACCGAGATGAAAAGTTCCGACTGTTCGTAGTCGAGAACCGTGCCAGCACCACCACCCTGGATGGGAGTGGTGAGGGCACCGACCGTCACATGAAAGCCGAAGCCCGCAGCCACAAGGGCGTCGAGTTCCGACTGGGTAACGAGCACACCGGCCCGGTCACCCCATGCTCCGATCGACAACCCCTCGCCCGTAAGCGTAGGGTTGCGCCGTGCAAAGATTTGAGATACTGCCATTAGCTAACCTCCGTTTATTCTTGTGCTTCTGTATGGCGATAGAAGCGTTTTTGAATAGCGCCAGCCCCATCCACCGTCAACTTCTCTTCGATACACAATTCAAGGCCATGATCCGAACGGGTGGCCTCGAAATGGACAGCCCCACCACGCACGCAGAAATGGAGGTCAAGTTTCTCCAGTTCGTGTGCAAGGCTGTTATCGCCTTGAACCAACAGTGAAAGGATTTGCCCTGGGGCAAAACTAGCGTTCATTCCTATTTACCGATCCTGCCAGACGCGGATGAAGTCCACGTCCGTAACCCGGCTCGATGTCGTGCGCGTCCCAACCAGGAAGTGGGGACGGACCGAAGTCCCGCCTTGAAGGGCAAGAATAAGGCTCTTGTCAGAACCAGCGACGAGGATGGGGTTCTGGGCCGAGTTGCTGTCGTAGACCCTGCAAAAGGCAGTGTCGCCGTTCAGTTGGACAACGAGGGTGTACCAGTTTCCCGCCGAAGGCGCCCACGTAGCAAGGTTGACCTTCTGGGCCGTATAGCCGGAGCCAGTAGATACGCCGACAAAGGCAGCGGTCTTAAGGGTCTGGTCGGTGTCGAGATGAATGACGGCAATATCCGTAGCGCCGTTGCCGGTCGCAGGGGTGTCCACGTCAGTCACGGCGGGAAGCGTCTCGTCATCAAGGGCGTCCGTGAAACCAAACTCAAACGTGAAATCGGTCACAACGTCGATCTTGAAACGAATGGCCGCGCCAGCGTTCTTGTCGCCCGACCAGATCACGTCACCGTTGATGGCGTGATAGCCGTTGTCGGAGCCACCCGTAGCGCCCTGGATAGTTCCGCCAATAGCCGAGGCCCACGCAAACGTGGTCGCGGTGCCGTCAGCGGCCAGGTTCCAGCGGGTAGTTGAAATCGTGTCGTCAGTGAAGTCGTCTTCAACGTAAACAACGCTGTCTCGGAATTGCGGATACATCGCCGTAGCGACGCCCTGCGGAGTCCCCATCTTCTCTTGGAAGCGGGTGCCACCAGGGACCATCGTGGTTCCATGCTTTGCGCCGTACTCGGCGCCATTAACGATCTTAGCCAATTTGTCGGCCTACCTTTCTTTTCGGCAGGCCCGCTCCATCACGGAGACGGGCCGACACAGTATGTCAAGTAGTAGTATACGGTAGATCCGCACACAACTACAGTTGTCAAGCCCCTAGGAAAGGGCTTCGATGTACTTGAGGGTGTCGTCCGCCGTCAGCTTTGTGAAGTTGGGCGGCATGGGAACGTTGTTGGCCTTGAGCCACTGCCACATATGCTTCCGCTGCCAGGTCATGTCGGGCTTGCCGGAAATGTCAAAGGTGACATTCTTGGCGGGCATGACATCTTGAGTGTCGTTGAACACCTGTGGCTGCGGCTGCATCTGGTTAACCATGATCATCGCCTGAGCCATGATCTGGGCCATCTGCTGGGCGTCGAAGTTGTTCCCGCCACCGCTACCGGACTGAGCGGCAAACATGCTGCTCGCGGCGAGGAGGGCTTCCTGGTTCTGCTTGCCTACGGCTTCGGCCGCAACGGCGTCCTCGTGGGCAGCGGTGATGTGCTGGTGCAGAGAGGTCTCCGCGTCGAGCTTGCCCCAGCCGTGGAACAACCGTTCGCCACCGGGGCCATCGCCCTGGCAGCCATACGGGCAGGCCACGTCTACGGCGTTCTCAGCCACGTCAGGACGGGCAGACCTCACCTTGGGGTCACGGTGCCCGAGGAGTACGACAATCTGCTGGCCGGGCATGATGTAGTCACCCCTCGGCCCGAAGTCGCCGTTGTCGTCACGGGCGGTAAGTCCGCCGTTCTTCATAAACTTGCGGAACTTCGACCGCCCAACGGTCATGCTGTCGAAGGCGGTACTGCCAACCTCTTCATAGCCAAACGAGTCAGGAAGTTCCTTCCATCGCTTGATCTGAATGTGGCGCTGGTAGTCGAAGGCATCGGACTGGACGCGAGGCCCAACGGCCACATGCCCGTCCGGCTTCTTCCAATACTTGAGTTCCTTGTTCTTGCGACCGCCATCGGTCAGGTTGGCAATCGGTTCGTCTCCCCACAGGGAGCCACTAGATTCGTCGGCCACGGTCTCTTTTCTCCTTAATCGCTGTCTGCAACGCTGCTGGCAGCAATTCAAATGGCATGTGACCTTCGTCCAGTCCCGGCCTATCCTCTTCAATCGCCATCGCCCTGCCATCAATAAGCAGTGCGGGCTGGAGGAAATGCAGGACTGCAACCCAGTCCATTAGTCCTTCTCCCAATCGAGCATCGTGATCGAACGCGGTGCCCATGTTGGTAGCGTCGTCTACGTCCCCCTGGAAGGGAGACAGTTCAAAACGGAGGGGCAAAGCCTCCCCGGTTTTCCCACGGAGAATCCGCGCGCAACACGCCTGCTCCGGCAGGGGCCGGTTCTTTGGGACAACCTCTAGAAACTTCCAGTGGCGTACCCGTTCATACAGGTCGATGGCATGCTTGATTGTGGGGTAGGCGTAGATAGCAAGAAGCGCCTGTTGCATCTTCTCGTCCTTGCCCGTGAGCATTTCGGCAGGGGCGATGAACCGCTCCCTTACCTCTGTCGGCAACCATTGGGTATCTGGCACCACGTTGAGCCAGCTACGTTCGTCTGCCAAACCAGTTCCTTTCAAACATCAGGGCCGAGACATCTCAGCCCCAATGCTGCTAATTGTCTATGATTTAACAATCCTACACGGTGTGGCAATAAACATCACCACACCAGACATTATTGTCAAACTCCCTTTAGCCAGCAGACGGCCTCGTCAGTCGCCGTAATATTCTCCGGCGTCTCACTGTAGCGGTCAACCTCAGAATAGCCGTACACCTTCTCCGCAGCCACCACTTCCTTGAGGCCAAGGGCGATGGATTCGTTCCAAATCTTCGTGTCGAGGGCAACGATCAGCGCGATGCTGGACTTGCTGACAAGGCCGTTATCGTGCTGCCCGGCAGCCGGTGACGTGATCAGGTTCGACTTAACGATTGGGGAGCCCATGAACATCTGGATGTCACCAGAGGTACTGGACTTCACGGCGTTGGCGTCGCCCCGGTATGACGCATGGGTGAAGCTGTCCATCTTGTGGAGAGCAATCCGCTGCGCGGGGGAGAAGAACCAGGTGGCGCTTTCCATTCCATAACCGGAGTCGTCGAGGTACTGGACCGCGCGAAGCAGGTTATCGAAGGTCAATTCGACACCGAGGGTGCCGACGCTCTGGGAGAACGAGGCGAAGAGGGCCGCAAGGTTCACATCGGTTGCGCGCGCAAACGCATAACCGATCTTGCTGGTCATCTTGCCCTTGAGGTCGTGGTTGTTCAACACGTTCACAATGTTTTCCACTGCGAACGCGGTGCCCTGGTGGACGTTGATTGAGATGGTCTGCTCGGTGTCGGTGTATGCCTTGGGCGTCAGGTCTGACCCGGCGTTCTTGGTCTCCACCGTAAGGTTAGGAATACGCGCCTTGCGGTACGTGTCCCCAAACCCCTTGAACTCCCAACTACGATCGACTCGCCCTGCGATTTCGATCTTGAATTCCTCGGCAGACAGCACATCCGTCATAAAGACATCAGGGATGTGTTTGTCGGCGGTCGTGACATTCATGTTGCTACTGGCCAACTATTTATCCTTGGTGAACTACTTTGTGCGCGTCACCCACGCTTATACGTCAACAACAATCAGGCCCGCTTGAACGGCTGCCTGGAAGGCGTCTCCATCGGGCCAGCGAGCCAGCCGTTCTGGAGGAGACATTCTGCGGACTTCTGAAAGGTTGATCTTTGTCTTGCTCCCTACTGAGGAGCCTGCGGACAAATCGGGCGACGCTTCGGCCAGTCTGGGATTAGCCCGCGCGGGAGCCGGGGCAATAGCCGTGGCTACCAGGGCGGCGGGAGCAGGTGCTACCTGTGCTACGGGAGCCGGTTGGGGCCGGGGGGCGGCTGACTGACGTGCCTTAAGCGTGTCAGAGCCGAGTGCCGACTGGAACCTGGCGAAGGCCCGTTGCGGGGTCAACATCACCCCGGCATCATCGTGGTCGAAGAACCCGTGGTCGTTTGTTTGATGTACGGGGCAAGAGACGAACCTAAGTCCCTCTTGCGTTTGAGGCTGCATACCGAGTGCAACGCGATACTGGTCCAGCCGCCCGGCAGGAAGGACCGCTTCCGCAGATTCAAACACGTCTTCCGCTGCGTCTATCCAACCCTGTGCCTCGCGAATAACCGCTACGTCCGGCGCCTGCGCGTGGATAGTCTCGGCATATTTCCTGGCAAAGGCTGGCTCGTCGCGGAACCGGCGTTCGACCTCTTCGGGGTCCATTTCCTTGATCTGGCGCTTCTCAAGTTCGAGTCGCACGGCATCCCGTTCGACCTCAATTTCCCTGAGCTTGGCTTCCCATTCGCGTTTTGCCTTCCGCCCGCCGTAAGTGTTCACGGCGTTACGAAGGTCTGCGTCCTCGTCGATTAGGCGGCGCAAGTCCTGGTGAAGGGATGCACGGCTAATCTTGATGAACTGCGTTTCGTCCTCAGCCACCGGGGGAGTAGACTCTACAACAGGCTCAGGCGTAGTAACCGGCTCGGGATCGGGCACAACTACTTCGGTCGTGTCGTCCAGAACAACAGGTTCTGCGGCGGCCTTTGCAGCAGCTTCCTCTGCCTCAAGCAGGCGAGGATCTTTTTCTGCGCTCAATGTAAGTACCTCCTGAGTACGCAGTTACTATAACATGACTTATGTCAAGCAGGTAGTTAACCGAGTTGTCAAGGGGCTAGTCGGTCTCGAACGACCCGCCGTAGATTTCGAACATCTGGTCGTAAGTATAAGAGTCGTTGAGCCAAGCAAGTTCCCTCGGGTGAGCCTGCTTATACATAAAGTAATCCCCATTCAGGTGGGTAAAGCCGAAACTGTCTGCCTTGCGTCCATCGGCAATGGACTGCGCGGCAAGCTGCGCCGCGTGGATCTTGATAACGTCCTCTATTTGGGCAGGGGGAATTCCTTCGTTCTCAAGGATGACCATGGCAGATTTAGCCCAGTCCATCTTTTCAAATGACTTCGCCAGTGCAGGCGCATCCTTTGGATTACGCTTTACGCCGACCAATACTTCTAGCTTCTCAAGCTCAGTCTCTTCAACGCCAGAGGTAAGTCCGTCGTAATGCGGCATCTTCTCGCGGTCAAAGTAGCCATCCCCGCCAAGCTTCTGCATAGCCTTGATGTACGCCTTGCGCTCGGGAGACTTGTTGGTTGAGAACACGTCGTTCACGTAGGACAACGCAACCCCGCCGTTCTCCTTGAGCCACGCATCCTGCTTAACCCTGGTGGCGTCGTAGTCGGGATTACCATCCTCCGCCTCAACAAAGGTGTCGATGTAGGAAGCCACCCAGTAATCCAGCGAACCCTTGGGCGGGTCGCTGCGAATAAATCCTTCCATCTTCCCTTCGGCCTTTACCCTGGCAAGATCGTTGATGCGCGAACCATCGTCCTTCCACTTACCCACAAGTTCTTTGCCTGATCTGAACTGAGCATCATTGGCCGCGCTCTTCCCGTCCTTGTCGGCCTTGATGGCTCGCAATTCCTCGGAGACCTTGCCATGAACCTCGGGCTTCTTGTCGGGGTTCTTCTCGGCAAAGATGGCCTTATAGAGCGGGTCGTTCGCAGGACGATCCTCTTTCGGATACTCCTGCCCGTCACTCAACTTCGGCTGCCAATTCTTATAGCTTTCTTTAATGGCAATGTCGTAGTTGTTCTTAGTCTGAACATTCACGCCAATACCAAGGTAGGAAGGAAGTGTCCCAAGTGCCTGCCTGAGGCCCCATTCCTTGTACGCCTCCGCCATTTCTACTGGCGAAAGAGGGCCAATAAGTCCCTTCACAATGCTGAGGGGGTCACGCTTAACCGGGTCGTTGTTGAAGTCACGACCTGACGTTTGATCCCATATCATGGACGGGACGGGGGCCGCCTTGCCTCGAAGGAACCTAGCGGCAGGTGAGACCGCAGGGCCGTACGTCTTCCCCCCAATACTAGGGCCAACACGATCTATGTCGTAATTTCGCCCACTGCTGCTCGAATACTTTTCTGCGGTTATGGTTTGAATAAGCATCTTGGCAATCTGGATATTCCCACCCCATGGGTCATAGCTCTGTGGCCCAATATTTATATTGCCGAACGTCCCACTGTTGGGATTAAGATCGACCTTCCCTCCTAGCTTCCCATCCGAAACCTCGTACATCATCTGCATGAAGCCCAGCATGGCGGCTGTCCCAGCGAAATACGTGACGAGTTCTCGAATCGCTTCTTTGCGAAGGTACTGGTCCGTAATGGCAAGTTTCGTTGCGCGGGCAAGAAACTCGGGACGAGAAATCACAAAGCGAGGAGCAAAGAAAATCATATTCAAGAGCGTATTCTGTGACTTGAAGAACTCCTTCAACGAGCCACTACCAGTGTTAGCGGCAATCATCTTGGCAAGATCCTTTGCCCGCTTCGCCCCCTCATCCCCGGACCTGGCCGCAACGGGCAAATTGTCCCAAACACTGTCGAACCAGTAGGCGCGAACCGTATTCATAAAGACTGCGGCCTGCCTGCCCGAGGAGGCTATTATCTCTCCAGGGTTAAGGCTGTTTAGCGAAACTCGATGCCCCCTGATGTCCACGCCAGCGGCGGTAAGTCCCTTCTTAATAGTCGAACCAATCTTAGGAAGATTACCGAGGCTCATCTTCTCTATCCACCCGGCAGAGACCCCTTCGTTTGAAAACTCACCAGCACCGCCATGAATATCATTCATCGGCAGTCCAGCATCCTTGGCTATACCGGCATTAGGGCGAGTGTTGATCTCATCCATCGCAGCCTTGGCGCCGTCCACATCGGCCCATGCAGGCCAGCCCTTCTTCACGCCATCCCACCAAATAGCCGGGTGGGCATAGAGCGCGCCAGCGCCCTGTCGAAGAAGCAGGGAAATGTCGTATGCTGCCTTCGCGCCCTTTGTCCCAATGACCCCTTGGGCCATCCAGTGCCCGGACTTTTGCGTAAGCCTGATTCCCCAATTTCGCTCCGCCAGTTCTACGGCCTTGTCAGTGTCGATGGGCGCAGGTGTGGGTTCGGGAGGCAAGACGCGCCTTTCGCTTCGAGCGGCCGGGTGACTCTTGCGATATTCCTGCACCCTACCATCCGCTTCATTGGCACGAGCCCGCGCCTCACTGGCCCACGTCCGCGCGTCGCTGGCCCCGAGCATCGACGATTGGGCATTTTGTGACGAATACTTGGACGACCTCTTGGCTGCGCGTTCAAGATCCGTCGCTGCTCGTTCTAGTTTTGTTGCCTCGGCATCAAGACGACGCCACTCATCAAGAAGGGTTACATACGTGGGTTCGGGCGTAGCGCCCGCCCCCGCATCCACCTTCGGTCGGAACTGGGCGTCCAGATCGTTGAGCTTCTTAAGTTCTGCGTCAGCAGCCAGCCGAAGATTGGCAGCCTCGGCGGCCGCGCCCTGGTCGGCGGCCCCAGCCAACTTCTGGTCCCATGGCTTCCTGCGCTCAGCCGCAGCCTTAAGCGTTTCCGTCACCCTCGGCCTACGATCTCTCTTAGTCGCCTCCCATTCACCCCGCGACTGACCAACGGCTCGCCGCTCCGCTTCACTGGCCGCTTCGTCCGCAGCCTTCCATGAAGCCAGCGCCTCATCCTTCTGTGAGAGCAGGTCAACGGGGGTGGACGGGCCATTGTCAAGAGCGTCGGTAACCCCTCGACCCGGAAGAGACATCCCCGTTTCGCCAATCAATGGCGGTTTACCCGGCAAACTTGCCTCGCCAAGATCCAGCGGCATCGACGTGCCAGGGTACCGCGGCGCAATCAGTCCCTTGGTCGAGCTAATGCCAAGGACTTCTTCCAGCAACTTCACTTCATCAGCGTCCAACGCCTCCCCCGCCTCAGCCTTTTTAATTGCATCCTTGGCCCGCACTCCCTCATCAGGCTTTAACGTTTCGCCCTCAACAAGTTCATCCACCCGCTTGATCGCCTCTGCATGTCCAACTCCGACAACGCGAGCCTCGACGCGCCCGGCCGCCGACGTAGGCGGAGCCTCAAGCCCTAGTACCCTGGCATAGACCCCCGTTTCCCATCCAGTAAGAGCAGGGCTTGGGCCACTCAGTTTTACAAAAAGTCTCTCAGCATCATGCAATTCAAGGTCGCTTATCCGCCCAGACTCATTGGCCTCGACAGCCTTCGCCCAGAACAAATCGTAACTCTTGGGATCAATCGGGGTTAGCGTCGTTGGCTCCATGCCGCCCGTGGCCCCCGACCTCAAGAAAGCAACATATTCTCGGCTGCCCTTTTCAAGACTGCCGTCCGCAACCAACCGATCGGCCTCGGCCCTTCGTGCCCTGATTCCCGCGCCTTGCCGCGCCTTTAGTTCCTTTAGCCTCTCGGCCGCTTCGCCAGAAGATTGCCGTCCGCCTTGCTCGCTAAAGGCGCGGAGAAGGTCGGCCTCTGCATCATGCGGGGGCTCGGGCGGTTCAGGCGTGTTACTCACACGCGCCTTACGCGGTGGCTTCCCGCCATTGCCGTTTCCGGCACGACTGCCTTCAATAATATCGTCGGCAATGCTCTCGCCAAGATCGCGGTTCGCAACCGCAATCTCTTCCGGCGTTGCGTCCTGGCCCTTTGCCTTAACCTCTTCCACCTTCTTTACAGAACTGACAACCGCTTCTTCCGCCGGGGTCGCCGTGCCCTGTGTAACCTTCTCATCCAGGGCAGAGTAGCGAGGGATAGATGGCTCTTCAAGATCCAATCGCTCTATCCCGTCAACTGAGTCTACAAAGTTGTCCCACGCCTCTGTTCGCGCTTCCGAATAGTCTGCGGCATCCTCAAAATCAGAACGTTCAATTCCACGATACTCATCAAGTGCATCACGCGCCTCGCCAACGTCATGCCCGCTCGACCCAAGTGAATCCAGGTCTTTTTCTGCTCGCGTAGAATTACGACTCTTTGAGGATGTCCATCTTGAGGCCACTGCATCCACAGGATCTTCATCAAAAACCGGAGGCTTAGTGCCGGAAATGCGCGGCTCAGCGCGCGCAACAGGCGCTTCACGGGCAACGCCCGCCGTAGGTTCCGGCGTGACGGGGCGGGGCTCGGGCACATCCATCCCCCGCGACGCTGGCCCCGTGGGGGTGGCAAGGGGCTGCATCTTTATTGTCTCACCCTCCGCCGCCATCCCCGCCGTCGTCCTGCCGCCTGCCTCATCCGCAATCGCCCTGAACTCATCGGGCTTATTACGCACCGCTGCCCCGACCTGCTCGGGGGGCATGCCTAGTTCGTCAACCGCAGCAAGAAGGGAGACTTGCGCTTCTGGGGTAAGGGATTCGAGGGGAGCTATGCTTCCCGGCGGCCCTGCCGCTTCGAGGGGATCTACTATCGGCTTCTTCGGGGCAGACATACCAGCCGACACCGGCCCCATAACTCTCGCAGGCTCGTTGGCCCACGCATCCAATTTAAGGGCAGCATTGTCAGCGCCCCGGATAGTGGACTTCAAGCCGCGTCCAATTGCGGGACTAACCGCATCGACAAGCCCTGCGCCAGCCGCCGCACCACCGCCGCCCACAAACCCAGAACCAAGCACAAGCCCGGCACGCACCTTGGCGTCGTATTCAGATGGGACAAATGGGATGTCTTCGGGCAACCTCGCGCCAGCCTCAGTAGACGCAGCCCGCGCCCCTGCGTTAATCGCCAATTCCGTCCCGAGACGGGCCGCTGGGTTTCGTTCTGCGCCAAGTGCCGTACCCAGCACCCCCGCCACCTTCGCGGTTCTCAACCCCATCCCCGCCTTGGCGGCTATCCCAAACGGGGCAATGGTCAGCGGGTCAAACAAAGAGGCAGCAACTGCCTCCCCAACGGCTCCCCCTGGCACATCGGTCGTTTCATGCCCCGTAATGCCCTCGAAGTTCTTGGCACCAGCATTCATCGCGGTGTCGAGGAAGCTGCCCTCTTGCGGCATCCACCCGCCTTCAGGCGGCTTCGTTACCCAGTCCTTCGTCTTACCCCACCAGCCCTTCGACTGTTCTTCTTCTGGGGGAAGCTCAGACCACTGCTGAAATTGCTCCCTTTGAGTCCTATCAGATACGTTGGCGGGTTCCCACCATAGCCCCAAAGGGCCACCTGCAACCTGTGACTGAGGAATGGCATTATCCCCACCAACTGGTCTCCAATTGGGAACCTCTAGTTCGTGTTGAGCCTGCTGTTCCGGCGTTTCCCACGACAGCCCCTGGTCGCTGAAGCCCGGCGTGTCCCTGAAACTGAACGTGTCCCAGGGCGACGAGGCTTGGTTCCAATCCTCATATGGGCCATCTCCACCCTGCGTAGCAAGTAGCGACTGCTCCTCTGGTGTCGGAGTGGGCAAGCCCCAATCCATGCCCTGATCGGGCAGCACGGGGGCACTTGCACCACCCCACGTATTCTCGTCGAACCCCGTCCCTGCGTAGGGGTCGCTTGAAATGGCTTCCTGCCACGGCAACGGCGACTCGGATACGCCCGAGGTTACGGGCGAACCAATGTTCTCCGAGGGAAGCGGGGGCAACGAGGATTCCCAGAGGTCGGTAAGATACCGAAACTCGTCTTCCTTCTTCTTGCCCTTGGGCACGAACTCGAAGTCGCTGGTCAGGTCATAAATGAGCGCCACGGACTCTCCTAAGTCTGAATAAGGCTAGGATTGTACGCCGAACCCAACGGGGCGCGAGCCTTCACGCCGGCCATCAGGTTCGGAAGGTTCTGGTTCCCGGCCTTGAATAGGGACGAGAGGAGGGCGAATGAGCCAGGGGCGTTGTTCTGGAGGTCGGACAGGTTGGTGAAATTCAGGGCGTTCGGGGCGGGCAGGGCGTTATCCCCCGTCAGCCCAAGCGCGGGGACGTTGATCCCGTTCGCCGCCAACTGCTCCGCAATCCCCGGTTGGTTCAGGAGCCTTGAGAGCGCCTGGTAAACCTCGGGGCCATAGCTGAGGATGTCAATCCCGGCGCTCTGTGCAAGCGCGTCAAGAAGGGCGTTGCCAGTCGTGCCACCTGCGGGAGTCGTGCCACCTGCGGGAGTCGTGCCACCTGCGGGAGTCGTGCCACCTGCGGGAGTCGTGCCACCTGCGGGAGTCGGCTGCCCTCCACCGGGCCTGGTTCCACGAGTCCGGCCATTGCGGTCAATCACCCTGCCATCGGTCAGCGTTGAGTCGGTAGCCGGGTCATCGCCGCCCAACTCGATACCAAACCTTCGAGCCCTTGCCCCAATAATCCCCGAAAGAGTGGGGCGCGTCCCCGAAGGAGGCCTGTACGGGTTATCAGGGGTGTACGAGTTCATCGGCGGGGCTTCACGCGGCACAGGGCCTTGCGTAGCCGTATCCCACCACCCGCCCCAGTAGGGGGTCAGGGCATTAGGGTTACCAGGCGTAGTCATGGGGGGCTTGGAGGGCGGGATAGAGGGGTCGTTCCCGCGATACGTCCATTGATCCTTGCCGTTTACCGGGACCACCCACCACTGATCGCCATTGGCGGCAGAATAGGTTTCACCGGGGCGGGGATTCCACGCGGGGGGAACCGGAACCTTCGGGGTCGGAACCACAATCGGAGAGGGAACTACTGCCTCAGGAGGCGGTGGAGGTGGAGGAGGCAACGCAGTCGTGTCCCCACTGTTCTGTGTGGTCACAACAGGGTCGGGTTGCGGTTGCGCGGGGGAAGTGGGGAGGGGCTTGGGCTTAGGAATATAATTCGGATCATGCCCAACCGTGCCATCTGGAAGCACAACCAACGGGCCTAGGCCATCATCAAAAGGAGTCGGCTCAAAGCCCGTCCCATCGGCAAACCGGCGCACAGGAAGTTCATACCCGGTCGCCCTCTTCAACCTGTTACGGAAAGAATTGACGAACGGAGAGTCCCGTCGAGGCCCCGGCCAGGGGGCTGTCGGCAATGGGAACATACGATTATCCCCCGCATACGGTATGTCGCGGCGGGGGGGCGGGGGCGTTGGGCCAGTGCCCCCAACAAATCCACTATCCCCTCCCCGTGTCCCCACCCCACTTGGCGCGGTGGGGCCAAGCGTCCCTTCCGCGTGACGAGGGATCTGCGCCCCCCGAACTACATCTCGAAGTCCCATTTTCTTTACGTCCTTATTGGAGAGGAACCCAACCGGGGCATTGGTAGGGTTCACCATGAGTTCTTCCGTGCCGGTTTCCTGCCCGGAAGGGCTGTCGCCAACAACGGCAAGCGAGTCGGTCACAAGCCCCGCTGGCGTGTTGACAGGGCCACCGGCAAAGCCGCGCTGGGCAAAGGGTCTGAGCTTGTCTGCCTGCCTCGCCATGACCTGTGAGAGGGTCATGCTGTCCGTAGCACCGGCCTGCCCCGTAAACACGTCTACGGGCGTCCCCAGCGGCTCTGTACCCAATCGGGCAAACAGTTCTCGCTGAACGGCATCGCCGGGGTCGGCACCCAACTCGGCCAACGTGTTGGCGCGCTTCTGCTGGATGTCAGCGGTAGCGATGGCGCGACGGTCAGCCTGTTCTTCCTTGGCGAGCCAGAGGTTTTCGTACTGGAGGGCAAGCGTCTTGTTGAACTGCTCCTCACCCACCGCCATCTTCTCGCGTTCGAGGTCCATCTGCGCCTTGCGCCACGCATTGTCAGCAGCCATGCCCTCCCGTTGCAGGGAGAGATTCGCCATCTGGTACGCGGCCTCAGCGGCCTGCGCCGAACCCTGCATGGCAAGGCGGGCCTGGTCGAGTTTCAGGTTCTCGCCAAACTCATACTGGTGCTGGGCGAGGGCAGCGGCCTTGTCCGCCTGCGCGGTCGGGCCATACTGGACATCGAATGTCTTGTCCCACCGCTCCTGGTCAACGCGAATGGCAAGAGCCTCGGGGGACTCAACGTAGTCGGTAGAAGAAGGAGGGACATAAGCGAAGTTGCCGTCAATCCACTCGGACGTGCCGGGCTTGTAGTTAGCAACGTAGTTCGCGAACGCCGTGATTGTACGCGCGCTGGCAGGCTTGCCCGGCACGTCCGAGGGGTCAGGGGTTCCGTACTTGGAATCCCATCCGCCAGGAAGCCCGCGCCCGCCGTTCACCCAGTCAGTAACGAGGGCATCAACAACCGTTGATTGCCACATCGGATGATTCACGCCACCAGGAACAGGTCCACCCGGCCCCTGAACCCATGGGTCGTTCGCAACATATCCGGGCAACTTGGTGCCACTGGTTTTCGGAGTAAGGTCAATCGCCATCAGGCACCACCAATAAAGTTCTTCAACCCGGATTCGTCAGGCATCCGCCCCCCCGGAAGCATTGTTCCACGCCCGTAAGCAGGAAGCCCCACGACGTTATCAAGCCCATAGTCGGGGGGGAGTTTGTCGGGAATTGTTCCACGAATAATTGAGGACAACCCGTTCACATCCGAATTGGAGGAGGTCATGTACGGGGCATTAGAGCTAAACAGCCCCTTCTGAATCCCCACAGCACGGTCATCGTTGTACGCCTGTTTCTTGGACTGAAAGTCGAGATTAGCCTGTTCGAGATCCGAAGCGGCTTTCGCACGGGCAAGGAAGTCCTTGAACTTCCGAGTGGCCTCGGCGGTTTTGTCGGGCTCGGTGTCGGCCCACGAGCGGACAGAACCAATTTGCGCCTTGGCAAACGCCTTGGCCTTCGATAGGTCAGACTCCGCGAGATCGAGAGCCTTATAAGCCTCCGTTGCGGCGGTGTTCTTTACCCAAGAAGTGCTTGGCTTGCCGTCCCCTCCGGCCTGAGCCTTCGCGAAGGCTTCCGAGTAGCCCTTTTTTATGGCATCGTCATACGCCTTTTGGTCGTACCCTTCCCCCATTGTCGTGATGCCTTCGTAAACAATCCCGTCTGAGCCAACCTTGAAATCCTTGAGGGCAAACGGTCGCCACGCCGCGTCAGCGGCGGCATAGTTGCTTTCAGCCGCAGTAACGTCAGCCGGGCGCGCGAGAAGGGGATTTACAGGAGCGGCGGGCTTAACCGGCTCGCCGGGATCGGGCGCGGCCAACGTACGCGGAAAGGCCAAGCCCTGCTCCTGTGCGCTTAGTTCGCTATCCGGGTCCGACATCATTCACCCCGATCTCTCCTGCGGGCATAGCCTCAACAGGGAGCATAGGGGCGGTCGGACGTAGCGCCGCCTTCTTCGTTTCTTCTGCAAGTAACTGTTCCATCCGGTGTGAATACACATACGCGAACCGCAATGCAATATCCCCCGGATGTACTGATAGTATCTTATCCTCTGGCAGACCAGAAAGTACAGTCTGAATGAACTGTGTCTTACTTCGCACCCAGTTCAACCATGCATCTTTGTTCCCGCGCAACTGCGAAACGTACAATCGCAACTGGTCACGCTCGCTTGATTGTTCCATCCCAAATGGGCGTCCGTCCGGGGAAAGACTGTCAACAATCCGGTTGACGTATTCTTTCCCCCATTCAGACACTTCCTCGGCAATCATCTCCATACCGTCGATAAAAGTGGGGGTACTCACATTGGCCCTCGTGCCGACTGCTGCCCGAGGATGTTCTGCGGTTGAGGCAGGCCCACCGGCGTCCCTCCGCCCGTGCCGTTAATCATGCTTTCAGGAGTTGGATTGTATTGCTGTGCCGCACCGCCGTTCGCCTGTGCGAGAGCCATGTCAGGAGAAAGGCCACCGGCTGCGGCGAGTTCGCCATTGGTCGCCAGTTCCGCGCCAGCGCCCTGGAGCGCGGGGTCGGAACCGGCCACCTGCCCGGCAGAGACGGCAGGGGTGGAGTCCTTAACCAGCTTGAGCCGCAGTTTCTCGACGATCAGGTCGCTGAGGACGCCGGAGGCGACGGCCTTCTGGCGCTCGGCTTCTTCGTAAATCCGCCACTCTTCTTCTTCGGGGGCTTCCATGTTGAGGATGTCGCCGCGCGCGGTGACGGTGGACATGGCCTGTGTGCCAGGGCCGTTGGCCGGGCGGGTGGCATTGAGGAAGGACTGCATGGCGGCGGGATAGTCCATCGGCCTTTGGCCCCGCACCCGCGCCTCGATGATGGGCATTGGGGATACGTCGGACGGCTTGAGCGTGACCCACTGACCGGCCCGCTGCCCACGGGCGTTCTTCTCCACGTAGGAGACAGGGGTCGGCTCGTCCATCGCGGCAACGTGCTCAAAGACGAGGCGGACGTAATCCTCGTGACCACGCGCCACGTTCTGGTCGAGCTTCGCGTCAAGGTGCTCAGACTGAGTGACGAGGACATTGGCATGGTAGCCCGCCTCCACCCCTGGCTGGCGTTCGCCAAAGAGGATGCTCGACCCGATAAGGTGCGACATCCGGTCAGCGAGACGCTTGTACTGGTTCTCAAGCAACTCAAGCCGCTGATCCTCAAAGAGCCGCCCAACCTTTTCCGTAGACCAGAGCGTGAGCGGCTGGCCTTCCTGCACGTTCGGAGGCTTCGGGATGGCATCGTCGGCACCACGAAGGGACTGGTCAAGGTAGATGACCGGGGTAGGCCAACCCATGGCGCGGGCAGCGGTGTGGACCTGGCTGTTGACCTGATCGAGATGTTGATTGAGGTCAAGAATGGCCTTCATCACGTACTCAGTTTCGTTGCGATTAGACGCGCGCCAGCCACTACCGCGCCCCGCGACCATGTTGTAATTCACACGCCCAAGCCCGTGCCTGTAGGCGTGAAGAAGAATCGGAGTGCCGCCCTTCATCGACTCAGGGGAGTCCGTGCCCGGCCACTTCCGGTACTCGCGTGTGCCGGGGCCAAGGGCGTAGTAGGCGTAATAATCCTGGTTGGCGTAGTGGAGGATGATGACGTTCTGCTTGAAGCCAGCGCCCGTGTCAAAGTCAGGAAGCCCACTGGTGTCGAACAACTTGTTGGAACGGACAGACCGGAGACTCCGCTGCTCAAGCTCAAACGACTCAACCGTGGTCGGCCCCTCAAGGATGGGAAGGAATGACTCCACCGGGACGTAGACGCGCCGAATGGGGATGCCCGCCCTGCGCTTGTATTCTTCCGAAGCCTTCTCATAGGCGGTCGGGTCTTCGTACATCCGCTCGAAGTTCGTCTTGCCGTCTTCGCCCTTGATAACCATCTCAGGCCAGAAGGCAGCGGGGGCGCGTTCTACGCGGGAGACGGCACGTCCGAAGAGAATCTGGTCACGCACCATGGAGTTATGAACACCAGGGTTGTTCCGCTCGATCTCCTCGGTCGCAGTCGTGGCCCACTTTTCAATCCTCGTAGACTCGGCCTGCGCCCTTTCCCCGAACCCGGCGGGGACAACCTTGATTCGGGGCATGTCAAGAAAGCGCGATTCTTTCTCGTTGACAGCGGCGGCGAGGTGGTAGGCATGA